CAGGACCTGCTTGGCGCCCCTGACGACGTTGATCGCAAGGCGTTTCCCAACCGCGGCCATCACAGATCCACGATGATCGACCACGTCCTCGACCGACGAGATTCCCTCCCGGGCAAGGAGCCTGGCTCGCTTGGCACCCACGCCCGGAATCGAGCACAAGTCGGCCTCCTTCCACCCGCACCCATAGCGGAGCCGGAGCCCGAGCAAACCGAAATAGGTCGACCCGAGTGACTGGAGGACGTGCTGGTCTATCAGCTTGAGGGCCTGGACGATCCTCTCGGAGTCGTAGGTGAGCTGTCTCTGTTGGGACCGGATTCCCTTGTAGTCGAGCCCGGCGATCATGCCATGGAACGCGAGGGCCGGGGCCGGGAGTGAGAGTTGTTCGATCCCCTTGGCTCTCAGCCGCCACTCCAGCTCGTTCAGGTCTCGCTCGTGCTCCTTCGGCAGGTAGGTGGTCTTGTACGCGGTGCGGATCTTCCCGAGTGCCCAGGCGAGGCAGTCGTCGTCACGGGTCTTGTCCAGTTCGACGAGGCGGCGGAAGTTACTGCACCAGTCCGCGATGTCGAACGGGCTGTAGTAGAGCCATGACGAGACCCGGCCGAGCGAGGTCGCGGACAGGGTCCCGTCCTCGTCACGCTTCAGGATCCCCGCCTGGATCAGATTCTCGACCACCTTCTCGGCCGAGACCAGTGCGCCGTCCTCCTCGAGGCCGTTGCCCTGGTGGGCGGCCAAGCTCCTCGAGTGCCATGCGACCGCGTCAGCCAGGGTCCGCACGTCACCCTCCGCGACCTCCGCCGTGAGGTGGAACGCGAGAACGTCGACGTCGTTGATCCTGGACTCGATCCTGGGGACGAGGCTGAACCGCTGCCTGACCTGTCTAGCCCGGTTCTCGGGGATCAACACGTAGGCGTCCCCCTCTGAGTCCATGCCCGTCCTACCGGCGCGTCCACACTCCTGCTTGACGTCGATCGGGTCCACCTCGGAGATGCCCCGGTGGACCCCAAGAATGAGAGTTCGGCGGGCGGGCAGATTACAGTTGTGCGAGACGATCCCGGCACCGACGAAGTTCTGTCCGTCGACGGTGATGTCTTGGAACCTGCCTCCCTCAACGTCCTCGATCTCGACCACCTTCTTCCAGAGGACGTTCTGGTCAACTAGATCGTTCAGAGCAGACGAGTCAGGGAACGCCTTGATGATCTTCTGAGCAGAAGCACGGGTGATGTCCTTCCTATTCACCACGCACCAACGTCTCTGGCCTGTTTCCCTCTCAAGATCAGAAGGAGAAGTCTGATTAACCAAGAGGTGATCGTCGATCAGGCCACGAACGGGGATCAGATCGGCCGTCGCGTTGGGCTCGGTTCCCCCGAACTCGAACTCGTCCAGTCGGTCGCGCTTCCGCTCCAGACGGAACCCAATGCGCTCGCGAAACCTGATCGCCTGGAAGTTGTAGATCGTGACCCTCCATGAGTAGTCGCGGCGGGCCGGCTGGATCCTCTCGCCGAACACCGAATCCCTCATGCGGTGGCGAGTAACGCTGCCTCGGACGCCGAACCTCAGAAGATGGTGTTGAACCTGTCTGATGAGGGTCTCGCTGATGCTGCTGAGTCCGACCGAGAAGTTCTTCTCGCCGTGCTTCTGAACCCAGCCGTCGGTGTCGAACAGACCGCGCAGATACGACCGAAGCGACCGCGTGTTGTCTGAGGCTCGATCAGGAATACCTAGAGACGCCTTGTCCCACGGTCCGAACTCAGCCGCGATAGCATCAACGACGGCCCGACGCTTGGTGACCATGTGCCAGACCCCGTCCCGGCGTCTCCTCGGTTCTGGGAACCGTTCGCCAGTGACGTCCTCGAGTATCCCCCAGAAACAATGCAGATGATCTGCGTCTTCATGTCCTGCGGAGACGTCAAGTTGCAGCTTCGACTTTCCGTCCGCGTGGGATCCTGCGCGACAGATCGACCCATCACCGTGGACGAACCCCAGAACATAGGCCCACTCGTCCTCGACCTGTTCGCCGATCATGAACCGAGGCGATTCGAGATTCGAGGGAACCGCCAAGAAGTCCCCGACAACCAGTTCGTGAGCTTCTACCCAGGCAGGAGAGTCCCGCCTGACGGCCCCGTAGAACACGTGATCGCGGCTGACATCGCACGTCTCGCCCGTTTGGAGGCGAATCCTCAGGGCAGATTCAACCTGCTTCTCCGCTGCGAATCGAACCCGGCTGGATATAAATCGACCGTCGACAAGGGACAGGACATCGTCTCCTGGTCCGACCTTCTCTATGGCTCTGAGGGTCCCGTCGGCCAGCGCCACCGCGGTCCCGTGCCTGTAGCACCCGTAGGCGAGCGTGCTGGTCGCGACCACCACCCGGAGGGAGCCGGATCTGAATCGTCGCTCCAGCTCGATCCTCTTGTCACGGGCCAAGTCGGCGTTGTGGAACTCGGCTTCTTCGTGCAGCTCGTGCAGCTCCTCGAGCAAGCTCCAGCCGGCCTTCTTCCCGTGGACGAAGATCAACCACTTGTCGTCCGGGTAGCGATCGACCAGGTCGAGCGTCACCTTGCGCTTGCTCGCCTCGTTCCGCTGGTAACTGCCCCGGCCGTGGCTGACCCGGTAGGTGGGCCAGTGAACGGTGAGCCGGGTCGGGCGCCAGTCCGAACGAATCACCACCGAGGGCTTCCCGTTCAAGCACGTCAGCCACGTCCCCAGCTCGTCCACGTTGGGCATGGTCGCGCTCAGAAGAATGACTCTCGCGCTCGGGTTCTTCCTCGTGAATCGCATCACCCCACACTCGAGCGCATCCCCTCGGCCCTTCATGGTGAGCAGGTGGGCCTCGTCCACGACGAGCGCGAGCACCTCGTTCAGGAACTCGTTCTGATTGCTCATTCTCCTGCTTTTTGAATCCAACATCTCCGATGTCATGACGACCACATCGGCCCTACGCAGCTCCCGTCTCCGCTTGTCCGTGAGGGAGTAGTCACCGGTCACGATCGAGACCCCCAACTCGCTCCAAGGATGATCACCCGTCCAGTCGTCGTGCTTCTCCTGGCTGACGGCGCGGAGCGGACTGAGGAAGATCCCCTTACCACCCCGGGCGAGACCGTCCGCGATCATCATCTCAGCCGCAATCGTCTTACCCGCGGAGGTCGCCGCCGCCACGACCAGATTCACGTCCCTATCGACCCATGGCAGGACCGCGGTCTGGATCGGATTCAGCTCCTCGTGTCCGAGGTCGTGGTAGGGGAACTCCGAAGCGGGACAGACCTGGCCTCCCTCGGTCGGGACATCGACCACCGTGAGGGGCCGGGAAGGGCGCTCGGCCAACGTGTAGAGCCTGAGCTGGGGGATCGGCTCCGTCCTACAGACACGTCTCCTCGGCTTCCTCTTCTTGCTTCTCTGGTGCGCCTTCTTCCGCTCCAACACGGCCTGCACGGTCGGCTTCCCTCGGGGCGAGGTCTCGCCGAGCACGAGAGACAGGACCTGGTCGGGATCGTCCTCGAGCAACTCAAGGAGCTTCCGCGCGACCGCGTTCCCGGAGACGAGCGGGTGCAGGAGAACCTCGCGGGCGGCGTCGATCAGCTCGTCCTGGTCCGACATCTCTCTCACGGTTGCACCCACAGACCAGGGGTCATATCACGCCTGTCCGACATTGACGATCCTCCCTGGGACGAACGCGGGAGGGCGCTTCCTCGAGCGGATCCTGGCTCTCACGCCTGGCTGCTTCTCCGCCAAACCACCGATCATTCGCAGGAACCACCTAAGCGCCCCTCGGGTCCTGAGGATCTCGTAGCTGGCCCCGTCGACGCCGAGCTGGATCGTGCTCAGGTCGTCCTCGCCCTCCGCGACGATCCGGGCCAACTCTGTCCTGGCCCGAGTCACCATGTCTCCCCGCTCGTCCTCCGTGAATGCCTTCTTGACGTCGCGCAGCGGGACCGACCTGGCCTCCGCGGTCTTGACATCCGGGACCAACACGTTCAGCTCAAGCCACTCCGCGACGTCCCTCCCGAAGTCCTCGACCGAGACCCGGCTTGTCCGCTCGATCATGCCAAGGTCAACGAGGACGTCATAGGTCGCCGCCTGATTCTCGATCGTCTTCTTCTTGGGCTGGTACCCGGCCGAGAGCTTGACGAGGGTCTTCTGCGCCTTCAGGCTCAGGTAGAGTCCGAACAGGCGGACCCGCTTGGGCGTGATCTGGGATCCCCGCATGGCGTCCAGGGCCTCGCGGAACTCGCGCTCCTCCCTCTCGGTGCCGGAGATCAGGGCCGGGAGATCCCCGTCCCGGTAACTGGCGATCAGATTCTTGAGTCGCCACTTGAGGTCACTTAGGAGCGACCCCGAGCCGTAGGCCGCGAGGTTGACCGGGACCCCGTGGCGGTCGGCCAGGTCCAGGACGCGCAGGCGCTCCGAGTTGAGCCTCGACTGAGCCCCAGCCAGCTCGTTCCTCCTGGTCTCGCCGGTCTCGGTGTAGCCGCCCCTCCTGGTGCGACGACATCGGTTGAACGCCTTCTGGGCCTGCCGCTCCCTATCCCGCGCCGTCGAGTACGCCTCGAGGGCCTCGCGGAACTCCTCGACCTTGAGGGCCTCGCCGAGCGTGCGGGCCTCGGCCTCCGTCTCCCCCGCGGCGGCCGTGGCCCTCTTGAAGGAGAGCGACTCCCGAAACGTCCCGAGCCGGGACGTGATCTGGTCGAGCCTGACCTGCTGGGCCCGGATCTCGTGCAGGGTAAACTCCCCTTCGGCGATCACGCCTCCCCCCTCGCCTCTCGGTCGGCGGTTGAGATCCCTATCCGCAGAATCTCGACTCGAGTCGAGTTGCCGCGCTCCTCGGCCTCGAACAACTCCCTGAGGAGCGTGTCTCGCCTAACCTTGGCGGCCCTCCTAACCCTCTTCCATCTCTCCTGATCGACCATGGTCTCCTCTCCCAAGTAGACCCCCCGGGGGGTCAAGGAGTTTGGGATATCCCAAACCTTCTCCCGGGCGTGCCCTGTGACGCTCTCCGGGCTCGCCTCGCGCACGATCTCGCCCGACAGGCCCGGATCCCCCCAGGGGGAGATCGAGACCTGTGAGCGGCCCCTGAGGGGTCACGCGGTCCGCTGGTAGACCCAGCCGCCGCTGATCCGCTCCCGGATCAGCTTCCCGTCCTGGACGAGCAGGACCAGGACGGCCTGGAGCCGAACCCGCTTGATCCGGGTCCGGGCCGCGATGAGGCCGAACGGGGTCGGGGCCTCGAGGGTGGCGATGATCGTCTCCTCCGGGGTGGCGGTGGTGACGAACTCCGGCATGGGCTCCGGGGTCGGGAGCGAGTAGGTGTAGCCCCGGGGCCGGGCCTGACCGGCCGCGACGATCTGGCCGGACTCGCGCAGGACGGACAGATTGCGCCGGACCGTCGAGGCCGCCAGGCCGGTCGCGGCGACGATCTTCGGGGTCGAGTCATGCAGGTCCCGGATCGCGTTCATGATCTTCTGGGTCGTGGTGGTCTTCATAGCCTTCTCCTTGGTCTACTAATCAGGGTTGACGCGCGCCACGGGAGTCGAACCCGTCACCGACCCCCGAGGGCCAATCCGCCTTAGACACGCTGCCGACTACTTGGTCATAGTCGCCTCCTTGTCGGTCGCCTTCTGGGCTTGGTTACTTGGTGAGCAGGGCCCGGACCGCTGCGAGGGTCTCGGCGTCCGCGCTGGACCCGATCAGGGCGAGGAGCTTGCGGGCGTTGGCGGCGGTCATGATGATGTCGGTCCCGTAGTCCTTCTTGGTCTCAACCCCGTGGCCCTCGAGGGTGGCCCGGACGTCCTTCGACTCGGCGTCGGCGGCGTGGCGGCGGTGGGTGACCTCGCGAGCCTCGCGCCGCTCGGCCTCGGTCGTCCGGTGGTAGTGGCTCGACCGGTTGTTGTAGCCGGGGGTGCGGAGCAGGTCCCGATCCTCGAGGATCTTCGCGGCCCGCTGAATGGTCCCGAGCCCGATGCCGGTACCCTCGGCCCAGCTCGGCCCACCATACCGGCTCGAGACACTGACCGACCCTCCCTCCTCGGAATTGGCGAGGATGAGGATCTGGGCGCGATCGAGCTTGGTCTGCTTCTTCATGGTTGTCTCCTTCGTGTTGTTCTTATTCGTCGCCCTTACAACTAAATCCCCTCGTCGACAAAGGCGGCCAGCTCGGCCTCGCGGTAAGAGAGGGCCTTCAAGGCACGGTCGACGTCGCTCTGGAGCCGCCCGCGGTAGCTGGCCTCGCGCTTGGCGGTGAACTCCGTCCCCTTGGCCTCATAGCGGGCCCGCTTCGCCACGACCGCCTCCTCGATCAGCCTGCGAGCCTCGGGGACATCCTTCTGAGCCTCGACCAGGTTGGAGCGGGCCTCCTCGAGGTCGAGCCGGTACTGCTTGGCCCGGTTCGGGACCGTTCCGCGGGTGGCGCACTTGAAGCAGCCACCGGGGCGGCCCGCGTAGAGGACGGGGGAGTCGACGTAGCCGGTGCCCTTGCAGCGCGAGCAGGTCAGGTTCTTCTCGGCCATGTTCTTGGGTCGGCGGCGGGTCTTGGTTGTGCTGCTCATACCCACGTTATAGCCGGGTCATACCCACCCCACAAGGGGTGAAACCAGAAAGATCCCGAGAAGGTTGTAACCCTATTGCAGCCAATGCTGGAGCGAGACATCCAGGCGATCCTTGCCCGTGATCCTCTCGACGTCCGCCTCGAGCCCGGCCGCGTAGGCCTGCGACCACGACCGGAGCCGGCGCGTCACCTCACGGGCTCGGCGCGCGGTCTTCGGGACCGGCCAGGCCGCGAGAGCGAGCCGGGCGAAGACGTAATCGGAAACCGACCAGGCCCGACCCGAGACGATCGGATCACGACACCTCAGATAGGGGCGGACCCGATCAAAGTAGTCTCGCTCGATCTGCTCCAACTCGGCCTCCCAGGAACGGCGATCGATGGTCGGACTCGGCCGGGCCCGAGACCTGGCGAGCAGCTCGAACAGCTCCTCGTCCTCGCCCTGACGGAACCCGAGTGCGTGCTCGACCACCCGGAGGGCCGCGACGACTTCCACCCCGATCAACCCCTGGACCAGATCCAAAACATCGCCACCGCAACCACACCCGAAGCAGTGCCAGCGGTGCGGCTGGACCCAACACGAGGGAGTCACGTCATCGTGGTCGGGGAGCGGACACTCGATCATCGCCGGGAGCGAGTCGGGGATCTCGAGCCAGGCGGGGGCGACCGTCCTGAGGGCGTCCTCGAACGGAACCAGCTTGATTCGCGCGATCCTCCTCCCGACCTCACCCATGTTTGGGATATCCCAAACCTATAGGGCGCGAGTCGAGGTCGCGTTCTGTCCAACGGCGAGGACCGAGAGACCGTGCCGGCGAGCCACGTAGCGAATCACCGACTCGGCCGCGTCAAGTCCCTCGAGCGCGCGGAGGCAGGTCTCGATCGCCGCGACCTCGGCCGAGGTCGCGTCGGGCTTCTTCTTGGCCGCCGCCGACTTCTTCTGGTCCTTGACTCCAGCCTTCTTCTTGGTCTTCTTCACGATCGTCGTTCCTCTCGATCTTGCCTCGTTCCGTGCGGCCATGTTGGCCAGGATCCTCTTACCCTCGGCCGTCGCAGTCCTGCTGTCCTGCTCCTCCTTCGCGTGGTTCCTCCTCGGCCCAGGACCGATACTGAACTTCTTCCAGCCCTGCGCGGCGATCCTCTCGGCCTCCGAGAGGATCGAGACGACCTCGTCGCAGCCCACTTTGGAGCAATGAAACTGCTCGTCCTCGCCGAACATGGGGGCGTCGACCGGGCCACAAGTCGGGCACTTCCACGACACCTAGTCAATCTCCGCGATCAGGGCGCGTGAGTAGTTGGCGAACACCGGAAAACCTCGCACGATCTTCCGTCCCTTCCGAGCCTTGCCGACACCCACGATGGCCTCGCGGTCGTCCTCGAGGTCCTCGTCGTAGTAGACCCAGAGGAATGAGTCGGCCGCGCGCTCGATCCCACTCGTCTCCCCCAGGTCGCGCATCAGATAGTAGGGCCTGGGCTTCCTCTTCTCTGCGTCGTCTCTGCCCTTCCGACTGATCTGGTGGTTGAGGATCATCCACACCCCCTCCTCGCGGGCGAGCGCCTTGCTCTCCTCGACCATGTCCTTCAGGTTGAGCCTGTACTGCCCAAGGTTGCGGCTCGGCTGGATCAGCTCTAGGAAGTCGCCAACGACAATGTCGATCCCGGCGTCGCGCCGCATGGCCCGAATGCGGTCGGTGAAGTCGTCCATGTTGATCCGCTTGTTCGGCGACCACACGATCAGCGCCCCGGCCTCGGAGCGGATCTCCTCCTGGTCCTCGTGGCCCTCGATGCCGAACTCATCGAGGGCCCGCCGATAGAGCTTCCTGTCGTCCGCGCTCGCGTTCCTCTCCAGGATCGCCCGGTAGTCGACGCCGCGCCGGTCGAGGGACGCCGCGTGCTGGGCCACGAACAGGACGCGCATCTCCCTCCGGCTCATCTCCAGCGCGACGAAGAGGACGTTGGCCCTGCTCAGGCGCGAGGCGTTGTAGACGAGCGCCTTCGACCACTGGCTCTTCCCGTCCGAGCTATATCCCCCGAGGATCGTCAGCTCCCTGCGGCGCAGCGAGACGGCCCTCGTGATCCGCGGGAAGCCGACGTCGAAACTCTGCTCCTCCTCCCCCTCCTCGGGGGGCTCGAGCAGACGCTTCTCCTCGGCGATCTCCCTCTTGGACCTGACGTCGACGGGGGAGTCGTCGTCAAGGCTCGCGTCGCCCGCCTCGACCAAGCCTCGCCTCATGCGCCTCGTGGCCGCGTCCAGGTCTCCCTCGATCACCGCCTCCAGGGCCGCGGCCCCGTGCCGGCGCAAGACGTGGTGCCTCCTCTCGGAGGCCAGGACCTCGAGGGCGTCCTTGAACTCCGCCTCCGTGACGGGCTCCTGGTCCGAGTAGTCGTCGACCAACTCCAGCAAGGCCAGGGCAATCTTGGACTTGGACGCCTCCAGCCTCGACCGCGCCAGGGGAATGTCGAGGGCGTTCTTCCTCCCGCGCTTGCGGTGGTAGGCAGTCGCGTACTCGAACAGGGCCCTGGTCTCCTTGAGTCCGAAGAACTCTGGGCGCAGCCCTCCAACGTCGGCCAGCCTCGACGACGACTGGAGGATCCCGGCTATAACGGTGTGCTCGGCCTCGCTCACTCGACTCCCTCCGGGGCGACCCGTGTCTTGACGAATTGTCTGAGCGTGTCCGCGACCGTACCAGACCTATAAAGGGCCTCGAGCCTACCCGGATCACGATCCGCGACGACCATGGTGAACAGGCCCGCTGTGGCCCTGGATCGGAACACCTTCTCGAGGACGTAGCCGTTCCACTTGTGCGCGGGTTCGCCCCCGCACCTGATCGACAACACGTCAGCCTCGAGAGCCTCGGGATGCGAGCGGTCACGGTCAAACTCGATGTCGATCAAGGCCGGAATCGTGACTGAGTGGACCCCGAGCCCGGCATCACACGCGGACCTGAGCACGAGAGCCGCGGCCGTGGTTCTGGACCGCGATGGCCTCCCGTGAACGAGGAGACCCTCGCACGGTAGCTCACCCCGCCTGAGCTTGGCTGCGATTCGAAGAAGCGTAGCCGGGTCCGAGACCTGATGTGAATCGAGGAAACTCCGCCACGTCATCCCCTCGAGCCAGGTCGGCACCCCGGCCGACCGGTACCGGGCCAGGGCTCGCTCGGTCTGTAGGCACTCGCACGACACCCACGACCCGGCCTCCTTGTCCCAGACGTGCCGTGAGCCGCGGCAGACCTGGCACTCGCTCACCTACCTCTCCTGAGGGCGCGCTGTGCGGGCTCGACCTGCTCGTCGGCGCGGTCGTCCAGGTAGTAGCTGAACTCGCCGTAGCGTGGGTTGGTGCTCTCGCGCCGTCTGAGGCGGATCACCACGATCCTCCCGGGCTTGAGACGGTCCCGGTAGTGCTTCCACTGCTCGGCGAAGATCGTCACATTCTCGATCAACCCGGTCTCGTCAGCCAGGGTCAGGAACGCCATAGGGCCGCGCTTGCTCTTGTGGATCTTTGCCCTCGTCACCTCGGCCAGGATCTCCGTCCGAGTCACGTCTTCCTCTTCGTGCCAGGCAATCGTCTCGAGCCCTTCCTGTTCTCTCAGCTCTCCCTTCTGATTAGACCCCCACCAGGAGAACGCAAACCCAATCAGCTCCCTCTCGCGATCGAGGAGCGAGCCCGAGAGAAACACGTCAGGATCGCCCTTGGTCTTCCGCAGGGCGTGATAGCCCGCGATGAGCACGTTCCTCCACTCGATCTCCTCCGGGAAAACGCCCTGCTCGCGCGCCTCGTGCTCGGCCCGCTCGAGACCGCGTCCGAGCCGGAGTCCGTCTAGCGCACCGGAGTAGATCAAGGCCTTCACGACTCGCGCGTTCGCCTTCTTCTTCTCGATCTTGTCGTGGAACTCCGAGAGGGTCGAGAAGGGTCGCGCGGCCAGGACGGCCTCGGCCGCGCTCGCGACTCCCTTGATCTTCGAGAGGCCGAACCTGATCGCCCCGTCCTCGACGTCGAACTCGATCGAACCGGCTCTCGCGTCTGGACCCAACACGGACAGGCTGCCTCCCATGGCGGACCGCATGAATCCGACGAGCTTCTCCTCGCCCCAGTTGGTCTTCTTCGAGCGCGGGGTCTGGGCGAGGAGCGCGGCAAAGTAGAACAGTGGATGGTGGGTGAGCATGTAGAGCTGCTGATAGCTAGTCAGCATGTAGGCGACCCCGTGAGCTTTCGGGAATCCATAGCGGGCGAAGGTGACAATCTTCGACCACGTTCCTTCTAGCTCCTCCTTGGAATGATCCAAAGCGAGACCGCCCTCGAGGAACTTCTCCCACCAGGGCTTGAATGCAGCCGGGTCGAGCTTCTTCCCGATCACCTTACGCACCATGTTGGCCTCGCCGAACGTGAGACCCCCGAGGACCTGGACGACGGCCATAACATCCTCTTGGAGAATCATGAGTCCGCGGCTCTCCCGGAGAAGCGGGACGAGCTTCGGGTGGAGGCCGCGCTTCCACTCGCCGCCGGCCCGCTTGAGTCGTGAAAACTCGCGATGGATCTCGTGCTTGAGCGGGCCGGGTCGACAGAGCGCGGTCACCATGACGAGGTCAATGAACGAGTCAACGCCGACGTGCTTGAGGATCGGGCGCGTCGTCGCCGAGTCGAGCTGGAATACGCCAGGCACGACAGCCGTCGAGGCCGTCGCGAGAGTCGGAGCGTCGTCGAGCGGCATAGACGACACCGACAGATCGACCATCTCGCCGGTCTCGCGCTCGAGGATCTCGGCCGCCAAAGGAGCGATATTGAGGTTGCGGACCCCGAGGATGTCGAGCTTCAAGTAGCCCAACCTGGTCAGCTCACGCCCGTGATAGGTGACCCCATCGCCCTGGCTGTCTGGAAACGCAGTCACGACCTGGCCCGTGTCGGGCTCGACGATCATGGGGATCTCGTCCAGAGCCGAAGCCGGCGCGATCAGGACCCCGGCGGCGTTCTTACCCCGGTGGGAGATCAACCCCCGGAGGGTCTTGATCACCTCCCACGCCTCGGGGTTGTCGTCGGCGAACTCCTCGACCTCAGGCCAGAGATCAAACACCTCATCCCACGTCTTCTTATCCGCGTCGGTCCCGAGGGGCTTGGTGATCTTCAGGACCTCGCGGTGGTCGAGCCCGTAGACGCGGGCCACGTTCTGAATCGTCGTCCTGGGCTTGAAGGTGCCGAACGATCCGATCGTTGCCGTGGCCGGGTACTGGTCCTGCACGTACTGCTTGATCGCGTCGCGGTGCTCGGGAGAGAAGTCGAGGTCGATGTCGGGCGGGTCTGGCCTGTTCTCGTCCAGGAACCGCTCGAACAGGAGCGAGAATCGCAGTGGGTCGATCTCGGTGATTCGCAGGAGGAACGCAAGGAGCGAACCGCCCGCGCTCCCCCGGCCGGGGCCCATGCGCGAGCCAATCTTCCGGGCGTGGTCGCACACGTCGTGCAGGACAAGGAAGTACTCCGCGAACCCCTTCACGTTGACCACGGTCAGCTCGCGCTTGATCCGGTCCACGTAGTCGCGCCTCGTCTTCCCACTGGCCGGGACCTCGCCACGAGCCACCCGGAGGCGTAGCCCTACCACGACCAGCTCCCTCAACGTGGCCTGGGGATTCTCAAACACCCCCGGGAGCTTCAGGCTCGTGTCGAACTCTATGTGCTCGATCGACTCCGCGAGCGCGTAGGTGTTCCTGACCGACCGCTTGAACGTCTTCCGATCCAGGTAGTCGCCGTGATGGTCTCGCCAGCACTCGACGACGCGCTCGAGCGTCTTCCAGTAGAGGTCCTTGGTCTCGAATTGCCAGACCTCGCCGCCGGTCTCGCGGTCCTTGATGGTCTTCTTGTCCCGCATTAGCAGGAGCGTGTCCTGCGCCTTCGAGTCCCGCGGGCGCGCGTAGTGGACGTCGCAGGTCAGGATCGTCCGAGCCCCGATCTCGTGGGCCAGCTCAAGCATAGCCTGGTTGGACTCCCTCTGGGGCCCGTACTCGGTCATGAGCAGCTCGACATAGAATCTCCCCTCGAATGCTTTTTGAAGCCTCCTGGCCTCCCTGAGGGCCTTCTCGGGGTCGTCCCTGGCGAGCTTAGGAATGTAGCCGCCCATGCAGGCCGTTGAGTAGGCGAGCCCCTCGGCGTGCTCGGCGAGAAACGCCGTGTCGGTCCTGGGCACGTAGTAGAAGCCGCGCTGCCAGGAGTCGGACGAGACTCGGACCAGGTTGCGGTATCCCTCCCGGGTTTGGGCCAGCAAGACCGAATGAGGGCTCGGCCGGAACCGCTCCTTGAGGAAAGCGTCGGCCTTGGCGATCTTGGCGCGGATCGAGAGGTCCTTGCCCTTCGCCTTCTTGTCCTTCTTCCTCAGTTCGACCAGGACATCCCTGACGGTAGAGTGGCGGTCCTCGCACAGGTAGGCCTCGAGGCCGAAGATGGGCTTGATCCCCTGGTCCTTGCAAGCGAACCACTGCCGGGCAAATCCCGCCGCCTGGCCGTGATTGGTCACGGCAAGCGAGTCACCCCCGAGCCCCTTCACGATCTTCGCGTAGGTCTCGACCGTGCTGCATCCGTCCTTGATGCTGTATTCGTCATGAGTGTGAAGCATCGGGAAGAAGGTCTTCTTACGAGCCATGCTTCTCCTTGAGAGTTTGGGATATCCCAAACTCGAAGACCGAGGACCTACTCGAACTCGACCCGCACCGCGTCGGCCCAGTCGCCGTTCTCGTCCCAGTAGATGTCCTCGACCACGTACTCGAGGACCGTGCCGAAGTAGCCGTCGAGCAGCACCTCACCCTCGGCGTCGACGAGGCGAGCGTGAATGTGGATCACGTTCGTCGTCTGCATGTGGCCGCGGTTCTCGAGCTGGACCTTGGCGTTGTGGTGGTCGCGCCGCTTCAGCTCCGCCGCGAGGTCCCCGAGGAGCTTGTCGCGATGCCGAAGTCCGCCCACGATCTCAACCTTCTGCTCCAGCGGCTCGCCGTCGGGCCCGTAACCGCCACTGATCGTCACGACCCCGACCGGCGGGATCTTGTTCCCCCCCTCGTCCATGTCGCGCCCGAACGTCTCCCGGTAGATGACCGGGTCGCAGTCCGGTTGGTCAGGGTCGACCTTGCGCTCGTTCAGCTCGACGTGCCCGCCGCGCCCCTCGTCGTCGGGTAGGTCGGCCTCGATCGTGAGCGCCTCCTCTCCCCACTTGATCGTGAACTCCCCGTCCGTATCCTCCAGGGTGATCACGATCTCCTCGCCTTGCCCGATCTCGATCTTCATGCGTCCTCCTATCTGATTAGATCCCTGTGCGGCGGTCACAGGAAGTCCGCTACCTCCGCCCCGCCCATGGATTCGAACAGGTCAAACGTGACGTCACTCGCTGACTCGAACAGATCCAGGAACAGCTTGTTCTTGAGGTAGAGCTTCCGCATGATCAGCTTCTCTTCGACCGTCCCCTTGGCGATCATGTTGATCAACCTGCACGTGCCGTGCTCGGACCCGATCCGGCGGATCCTCCCGATCCGCTGGGCTACCGCGGCCGGGTTCCAGGGCAGGTCGACGTTGATCACAATCGAGGCGTTCTGGAGGTTGTGCCCGCGCTCGAGCGCCTTGGTCCCGAGGAGGAGCCGCCGGTCCCCGAGCCGGAACGCCTCTACGGCCCGCTGCTTGTCCCGCTTGGTCATCTTCCCCGTGTAGGCCACGGGGCGGTACTGGCGCAGCTCGTCCATCATGAGCCTGACGAACCGCTCGTAGTCGGTGAAGACGATCACCTGCTCGCCGGCCAGCTCGGTCTCGAGCAGCTCCCGGATCCGGTCCACCTTGGCGTGGACGGGCTTCTGCCCCCCGGCCCGCTCCACCAGTGCCGTGCTGTTGCACGCCTGCCTGAGGGCCTGGAGGGGAGCCCGGAGCGCGGCACCTCGCAGTCCCGCGAGCTTGGCGATGACCTTGTCCTTGATGGCCTCGTAGACGAGCCTCTGTCTCTTGGGAAGGTGGATCGTCTCCCACTTGACGATCAAGCCTGGAAGCTCAATCTCGACGTCGCTGACTCGACGTCGGATGTAGGCGGGTCGAATCTTCGCCTGAACCTCACGGAGTTTGCGATATCGCAAAGGCTCCTCTTTGGTGATCGTCACATTGCGCTTGAGCCGATTACTGTAGACGGTCAGCTTGCGCTTCTTCCAAACGATGTATCGGCTATCGAAGTACCTCTTCGATAGAAACACGCGCCTGTCCACCCACTCGAAGACCGACCAAAGATCGGCGAGTCGGTTCTCGACCGGTGTCGCCGTGAGGGCGAGTCGGAACTTGGTCCTTTTGAACAGCTCCTTCATCGTGTAGGCGATGGCTGTGTCGGGGTTCCGAATACAGCTCGCCTCGTCGAGGACGACGAAGTCGACATCCTCCACGCGGTCGATGTGTCGGCTGTCGATCCTGACCAGCTCGGGGTTGATCACCAGGACCCGCCAGGACTTCTTGTAGATGGTCTTCCTGGTCTTGGGCGATCCCCCCATGACGACCACGATCGGATCAGGCGGACAACGAGCGAAGCGGTGGATCTCCTCGTACCACTGGACCTTCACCCCGGACGGGACGACTAGGATCGCACGCCGAACCAGACCTCTAGCCATCGCGACCTGCATGGTCCCGATGGTCTCAATGGTTTTCCCAAGCCCGGTGTCGTCGGCGATCAGGAGGCGCTTCACGTTGAGCGCGCAATGAATCGCCTGGATCTGAAACCGGTATGGCTCGACCCCGTCGGCAAACTCACGCAGGACCTCGTCGTCGTCGCCCTTGAGGCGCTCGTCCAGGGAGAGCTTCAACGCGCGGAGACGGCCGACCACCCCTGGGTCCCAACAGAGCTGACGAGCCGGCACGTCTCGGCGCAGATCCGACAGATAGGTCCACCACGTAGCCCCGACCCCGCTGCGGGTCCGCTTCACGTACGGGATAGACCTTAGGCGGGCACGGTCGGCTCTGGTCTTGGGTCTGAGCCCGACCGTGCCCGCCCGGGTCAGGGAGACGAGGATCACTCTCCCTCCGAGACCGACGCGATCACCCTCATCCTCTTGCTCTTGTAGACGATCACCTTCAGTCCCTCGGGCTCCTCGGACTCGAACAGTCGGAACTCGAGGATCTGACTCGAGGACGTCCCGAGCGCTCTCCTGATCTTGGATCTGTCTCCCATACCCAAATAGACCCCACGCTCGCCGAACTTGATCTCACGATCCGATCTCAAACCCGGCTTCCCCTTCTGGAGGTGGCCGCGTTTGAGATCGAGAACAGGCTCGAGGTTCGGGACCGGTACATCGGGGAGGGAACGCACGCCCGGGAGATTCCTTACCTTGGCGAACCTGAACGAGCACTTGCCCCACCCGTCCAACCTTGAGGGAGTGAACCCGTCCGGCCACTCTGGATCGGCCCCGATCACTATCAGGCCAGGCCACGACACGGTCAAGATCGGGGTCTTCCTCCACGGGACCGATTGCCACCAGACAAGGAAGGGTTGGCCCAGATCCTTGTACGTGATCTGCATAGTACTTCTTCCTTTAACTGCTTTTCTCAAAGGTCTCTCTATTAGACCCCTCGGCCCATCAAAGAACTGCGGCGTTGCAGGAACACCCCGCAACGCCGCAGCTTCGGAAGTCGGACGACCCGGTGGGGGGTCGACCAGTGCAGCTATCCCTGCTTGATCGCAAGCCTCCCCTTGGCGGCGTCGACGACCCAGGTGAACAGATCGGGTGCGAACCGGTCGTAGGCCCAGAGGGCTCCCTTGAGCAGCCACGGGTCGACGACGGTCTTCTCGAGCATGGCCGGCACCCACGGTAGGTCGTGCTCGTCGAGCAGCACGGGTAGATGCTTCTCGAGCAGCCCCCGGCCGAGCTTGATCGCCCCGTCGCGCTTCTCCGTGTTGGTCAGCTCGTCGAGGCCCTGGACGACATCGAGGCTCGTCTTGAGCGCCTTGGGAATGTCCTCCCAGTCGAAGCCGTCCTGGAACGGCTCCTGCACCTCCTCGAGCAGCTTTGTGAACTGCCCCTCACTCCACTTGTCCATCGTCTACTCCTTTCGCTTTGCGATATCCCAAACTTCTCAGGCGAGCCCGATCGTGCCGAGCGCTGCCTTGGTGATCAGCCTGAGGCCGATGTTCCCGATCTTGCCCAACACGTCCGCGACCGCGTCCCAGGCGTCGCTGGCCTCGGCGGTCCAGTCGATCAGATGGTCCGTGAGGGCGTGCTTGTACGCGCGGCGCTCCGCGTAGGTGGCTCGGGTCGCCATGTAGACGCGCTTCGCCTCCTCCTGGTCGTCGTCGAAGTTGGCCGCCACCCAGGCCAGGGTCACGTCGCCCATGCGGAGGAACGGCTGCTTGTTCTCCCTGAGGAGCGTGATCGCCTCCGCGCCGGCCTTGGCGTACTCGCCGTCCGCCTCCGCGTCGACCAGGTCCTCGCCCGCGTCGAGGACCTCGTCGAGCCAGCCCTCGCCGCGGTCGCCGAGGAGTATACTTGCCTTGTCGATCCACTCCTTCGGTTCCTGCGAGAGGAGGTGGGAGCCGATCTCGCCGCTCGTCTTCTCCCTGAGGAGGTCGACGAGCGCAGCCTTGATCTGCTCGCTCACTGGCCGCCTCCGGCCGCGGCCTTCTTCGCCTCGTCCCTGACCGCCTTGCGGGCAGCGACGTCCTCGGGAAGCGGGGTGTCGTCGAGGTGGTTGACGATCGCCCAGAAGGCGTCGTGATCGTCGGTGGCGATCTCCCTGGCCTCGATCGGGAGCGAGTCGTCGTTCATGTCTCCTTTCAGGGTGGAGATCATGCCCTTGGCGGTCGTGACCGCGTGCGGGCACGAACAGCAGCCCGCGAGCGCGAACACGAATCCCAACGCGAGTGTCTTCATTCCTTCTCTCCTGTCTGGTGTTCCTATGTGACTCGGAGCAGCTTGTAGAGCCCGACCCATGCGGGCACGTTGTTGCCCGAGCCGGTTGTGTGGGCGTGGCTGTCGACCGTGTGGGAGTGGGAATTGACCGTGTGGGTGTGGGCCCCGTCGGTGCCGATCGTATGGGAGTGACCGGCCGCGGTGAGGGCGAGCGCGTCCCCGCCGGAGCTGGCGACGAAGGTTCCGATGTTCGTGGTGCCGGTGGTGCCGGTGTGGTCGTGACCGCCCTGGCTATCCGTGCCGGGCGACTGGCTGTTCGTGTTCGGACTCGCGCTCCCGGTGTTGCCGTGGGTGTGGGTGTCGGAGCCGCCCGTGGTGAACGGCGGGTAGGAACCGAGCGCGCCCGAGTAGCCGCGGACGAACTTGTCCCGCAGGTCCGGCGTGGTGAAGCCGTCGAAGATCCCCCCGGTGGCGGTGACGGTGGAGCCGTCACAGGGCCAGTACCCGGTCGGGACCGCGACGCCCGTGGTGGGACGGAGCCAGTCGATCACGGTCCCGACCGGGACGTTCCCACTCGCCAGCCTGGAGTCGTTGCCCTGGACGGCCTTGCTTGCCGCGACCTCTCCGTCGGTGGCGAAGACCATGACCCCCTTCTGGGTCGGGGTCGCGTCCGGGACCTCGCCCGCGACCTGGTCCGAGGGGATCGTTCTCGAGGGGTTCCCGCTCGGCAGGTTCTCGAGCGAGTACGCGCGCTGGACGAACCAGACGATCGTCGCCCCCGAGTCGGGCGTCATGTCGTAGCCGGTCTCGGCCCCGGTGGTCTCGTCCAGGTAGAAGAACGAGAGCGTCCACACGCCCGCGGCCTCACCGAGGCGGGCCTGGATCTTGTCCCCGGTCGCGTTGAGGAAGCTGTCGCCGTTGGCCTTCCTGATATCGACCGAGTTGTCGGGCGGCGTCGTCAGGATCCCCTCGACGCTCGTGCTCCCGCCAGGGGTCTGGGCGGACATCTGGGTCGACACGTCGAGCGAGATCGCCGCCGGGGCTGTCACGTTCGCGGGCTGGAAGTCCCGATACTGGTTGTTGAACAATCCCCCAACCCCGGCGTCGGTCCAGGTGATCGTGTTCAACTTGGTCTTGTCGGCCGCGCTCTCGAGTCCGCCCACCGAGGGCGTCGCGTTCGGGATCGGGTCCGACCCGGTCTCGACGTGAGTGGGTCCGTGGACCAGGTTGAAGACGAAGTCCTCGCGCCGTGTCTGGGAAATGTCGCTGTTCTGGAACTGAGTCTGAGCGAACACCCGGACGACGTCGGCAAGGATCAGTTGGTCTGCCCTGGCCGGCGTCGGGACCGACGTCCCCAGCGGGGCCTCAGCAGACTGGACCACGTTGAACTGGATCGACTCGGCCTGCTCCCAGTAGACGGTGGCCCCGACCCCGTCCAGGCGCGGGTCGCTGGGGTGCCGACGAAACTCGACGAAGATCGTGAGCGTCTTCTCGTTCGGCGCCGCCCCTACCGTGGTCGGGGCTCCGACCTCGTCAACGGAGAGGTCGATCGTCTGCGGGGCCGCGCCTTGGTCGATCCCGCCCAGGTAGCCGGTCAGCAGATTCGAAACCCGCTCCCCGAGCTTGCTATAGCCGAGGAATTGGTTGCAGACCACCTGGAGGTCCTTGGGGGAGTTCTCCACGACCGTCGCCGGGTTGACCCCGTCAACCAAGAACCCCTCGCCCATGATCTCCTGCGTGATCCTCCGGTCGGCGATCTCGGCGTTGTCCGCGGCCGTGTCCATCTCCGCCGCCGTGACGCGCTGACGGTAGTACCAGTCTTGCCTGTGCATGTTTCTCTCCTGCCCCTACGGGCTGTGAAGGTCGGCCTCGTCTCCGAGGAGCGGCTCGCCCGTCTTGTGCAAGTAGCTAACGTCAAGTTCCCAGTGCTCGACGGGAGACGCGACCCCCGGCTCCCTGAAGCCGACGAAGTGCGTGTGGGCCGGCTTCACCAGCTCGACGATCTGCTCAATGATCTCCCGCTCGTCCGACGTGAGGACCCTCGGGACCTCGATCTGGAATGAGTATCGCATGAAGCCAGGAGACGAACCGAGGGTGACGACGTTGGCGAAGTCGGGATTGCTGGGCTCGGTCCCGTCTCCAAGCACGTCCACTCCCAGGTCCCAGGCGTCGATCGTGGCGGGACTGACGATCGAGACGATCTCGATACCCGTCAGGGCGCGGATCACGTCGACCAGGCCGGGCTCGACGCCCTTCGCCTTGTAGACGTCGATCAGGACCCGGGCGAGGAGTCGTCGTCGATTCAGGTCTTGGTCGTAGGCGATCAGGAACGGGTTCCCGAAGGAGCGGAGGTGGGCGTTGATCGAGTTCGACTCGGCCTGGTCGATGTCCGCCTGGAGCTTCCACCGTTCGTGCTCGTCCCAGAGCATGTCGAGCACCGGCTGGAGGACCTGGTTGACGAACCGATCCAGGTCTCCGGTGTCGTCGCGACGGAAGTTGAAGAACGGGAGTAGCTTCTCGAGGATCGGGGCGGGCACGCTACCACTCTCCGAAGGGTTCCATCGCCACGATCCGTCCCGCAAACCCGTGCGTGCAGTCGGCGCAGTACTGAATCTTCCCGCTCCGCACGAACAGGTGACAGCGGTGCGCGGTCGTGTGAGGGTAGATGTCCTCGTCCTTCACGTCGCCATTGCAGCGCAGGGACGGCGAGAAGGTCGGGCTCGTCATGTTCCCGTCCCACTCCCACACCGGCAGGGCCGTCCCGTCCTCGCGCTCTCCGGGTTCCACGTTGTAGGAGTGGGCACACTTACAGCCTGGACAGTAGAAGAACAGCCGAGCGCCAGAACGCGAGAGCACGGCCTCGTCCGCGTCGCCCACTAGAACGACCCCGAGGTTGCGCCGTTCACAAGTGTGATTGATCCGAGGACGGGAAACTCGATGTCGGTCAAGAGCACGTCGTTGACGGGGACGACGGTGTCCTCGGCGACCTTGCGGAGCGCGAGGGAGCCGTCCGCGAGGGCCGCGTCCCCGATCGCGTTGAACAGGTCGCTCCAGGGGATCTCGCCTTGTGTCGACCCGGCGGGCATTCGGAGCGAGCGGACCTTGAATCCAAAGTCAATCTGAGTGTTCTCGCTCCCGTCGTCGTTGAGGAGCGAGAAGAACGAGTCGAGCGAGTTCTCGATCGCCGTGCGGGCGTCGGCCTCCGAGACTCCCGTGTTGAGGTAGACGGTCGCGGTGACGGAGACGATCAGCAGGCTCGGGTCCTCGACGCTGAAAGTGAACGTCAGGCAGGGCGGGTAGTCGTCGTTGATTAGGTCCGCCACGTCCTGCTTGAGCTGGCTACTCGGGAGTCCACCCCCGACCGGGACCACATAGAGCTTCCCGCTGTTCTCTGGGATCGAGCCGTCGTCGTCGCTTGTGAGCATCATGGACCGGGCCACGCCCCGGACCTTCTTCGAGTTGTCCTCGAAGTCGGTACGGGTCACGCTGCGGTTGCCGGTCGTCCTGAGGCTCGCTGGGATCGCGACCCTGGCCTCCTCGACGCTCATGCGATCCACGCCGCCCGCGGCGGCGCTCGGGTTCCTCACGAGGAGCTGGACCTGCTCTCCCGAGAGGGTCGGGAAGCGGTTGCCGTCGCGGAACACGGTGAGCGAGTTGGACTCGACGTTGCCGTCTGCGCCGCCGCCGGTCTTGTAGACCGCGCTCCCGGCTCCGGTCGGGATCACGCCGTTGATCCCGTCCCCGAAGCGGATCGTGGCGCGGTCATTCTCGTCCACGTCGACGACGAAGTGCTTGTCGGCGGGTCCGCTCTGGAGGAAGTCGTCGACCTCCGTGAACGTGTCGATCCCGGCGACGACGTTGCCGTCCGCGGAGCCGTCCACGAACGGCGTCGAGGTGAGCCTGACCGTCTGATCAGGCGTCCCGTCCGCGACGAACGTGTCGGTGCGCTCGCGTGCGTTCTCGGCCCCCGCGTCGGTGACCTGGATCGACCCCGCGGGGATCGTCACGTCCGCGATCAAGTCGAACTCGACGTCCTCGTCGGCCGGCTTCACCACTGTCCCCTTCGGGATCACCAGGTCGGCCCCGACCGCGACCCCACTCGCGAAGGTGATCTCGAGGTCGACGCTGGCGACGGCCGCCCCGGGGAGTCTGAAGCCGACGTTCTTCCCGAGGAGGATCATGGAGCGCCGGAGCCTGGCGAAGTCCGTGAACCGCTCGAGGTGCTGCTGGTCCTGGGTGAACGAGCACACGTCGAGCGTGTGGGCGAACAGCTCCAGCAGGATGTTGCCGTAGTTGGGGGTGTTGAAGTCCGTCCACGCCGGGAAGGCCGCGCTGGCCCTCGCGCGCTCCTCAAGGATCCAGGAGTCGAAGTCTTTGTTGGTGAAGTCAGACGCTCGCTCTGTGATTGTGTCGACCATCTAAATGTGCCTCCACGTTTCGCGACGAACGATCTTCCCGATCGTCGAAGGGGTCACCCCGAACTCCTCAGCTAGGTCGGCGTAGATCGAATCACCCCTCGATCTAATCTCGCGGATGTTGTTCTCAGTGAGTCTTGACAGGTGCGACTCTTCCCCACGTTTCCCAGGAGACTTCCTGCCGAGGTAGCAATAGGAATGAACGAGGTTCTCGCTCCGCGTCATGTACTCTAGGTTCGCAAGCCTGTTGTCGGTCTTGTCGCCGTTCTTGTGGTTTGTCTCGTGTCTAGGTGGACGTTCACCTCGGAAGGCACGCAAAACGAGAACATGTACGCTGACCGTTCTTGGCTCCCCATGGAGGGATGGTCTGACAGTCAGGTACCCGCTACCACTTAGGAAAGACTTCAGAACCCTGGTTCTACGAACTCGACAGTTCCTTCGAATCCTCCCTTGATCGGATGCTTCGTAGAATCCCTCGTACCCAGGGACCCACTTCCAGGTCTCGATGTCGGTAAAATCGTCCGCCCGCTCGGTGATCGTGTCGACCATTCGTTCTCCTCGGCGCGACCGCTACGCGGCGATCGTCACCACCTCCTCGAACTCCGGCAGGAAGACTCGATTCGCGTCCACGTTCTCGGAGATCACCCGATACCTGACGAGGATCTGGAGCAAGTTCGGGTCTCCCTGCTCCTCGACCTGGATCGCCGTCACCTCCGCCCTGGGCTCCCACTGGAAAGCCTCGTAGACGAACGCGACCGCCTGGGCCTGTAGGGTCGGGTCGTTCTTGCGGTTCCTGAGCACCCAGAGCTTGCACCCGAAGTCGGGTCGCCACGGGAGGTCGCCCCCCATGTCCCCCACGGCGGCCCTGGTCCCGAGGATCTGCGCCACGCTCGCCTTGACGAGTTCGACGTCGGAGCCGTTCACGAAGTCGCTCGCACCTCGCCTGAACGGGATCAAGAGGCCGGCGCCGAGGAACTCTAGCTCGGTCCTGGAGGCGATCCCGGTCCGGGCCAAGGACTTCGTCAGCACGTCAGCCTGGGTCGTCACTTCGGTCACGACGGCGAACGGACCGAACACGCCGTCGTCGATCGTCCCCCCGTCGTCGATCGTGACCCTGACGTGGACGTCCGTGTAGGATCCGGCGGGGAGGTCGTGGAATGCGTTCCAGACGAACTGGACCGCCTTGGCTGGGGTCCCAGTCGGGACCGACGTGATCGGATCGGTGGCCGAGTGCTGGCGATCGTAGGTCTGCGGGGTCGCCAGGGTCCAGGGACCGGTCGCGGAGTGCCCCCACTGGACGGCCAGGCCGAGGTCGTCCCCGTCCGGGTCGAGCACGTCGAAGGAGACGTCGACGAGGAACGTGCTCGCCGCGTCGCGCTGTGCCGCGAGGAGGTTGTCGAGGACCGGGTCAGCCATGGCTCACCACTATAGGGCCTTGGTCGCCGTCGTGGCGAGAAGGTTCGAGTCGAAGTTCGGGGTCGTCCCGCCGGGAATGATCTGCTCGTTCGGGGCTCCCGCACCGGAGCTGGAGTGGGTGTGGGAGTTCGCCCACGCGAGCAGGAGGTTGTTCATGAGTGGGAGCCCAAGCGGGCCACCCAGGAACAGGAGCGCAGTGAGGAGGTTGACGGCCGGCGCGGTAAGGTTGATCACCGCACCCGAGGTGAGCGCGACCGACGCGGTCCCGGTGATCGCCACCGAGAGGGCCGTGACTGTTTTCGCCCCCGCCGCCATGGTCTCCGTGCTCCCGCCCGCCGTGAGGGTCTTGACCTCGTTCCCCGCCGTGACGGTGTCGACCTTGTTCCCGGCCACGATCGTCTTGACGTCGTCGCCCTGGACGGTCGTGGTCCGCTTGCCGACGGTGACCGCGTGGACCTCGTCGCCGGTCACGACGGTCACGTCGCGATTCTTCTCGACCGTGACGTGCTCGTCTCCCTTGACGAGGCGCGTGTAGTCCTTGGTGGTCCGGTCGATCTCGATCTTCGTCTCGCTCTCGAGATCCTCGATCGTCAGCCGCTCCTCGCCGCTCTTGCCGTTGATCGTCAGGTGGAAGCCGCGCCAGCGAATGACCATGTGGTCGACGGAGCCCGACGGAGCCTGCTCGGGCACGTCGCTGACCCCGTCGGGCTTCCCCGGGGGACCGGCCGCATAGTAGGGGTGGTCGGCGTCGCCCTGGTTGAGGAACACGACGACGTTGGACCCGATCTCCGGCACCCAATGGATCCCGTTCTGGACCCCGAACATGTGACCGATCGGGAACGCCCACTTGGACTCGGGCTCGAGGTAAGCGGGCGCGAAGACCCGCACGCGCCCTAGCCCCTCCGGGTCGACGTTCTCCACCACCTCCCCGAGGATCAGGTGGTCGTAGCGGGCGTCCTTGGTCTCGCGAGCGACCGTGTGCTTCACCCCGTCCTCCTCAGAGTTTGCTGTATCGCAAACGGCCTCCTGAGAGCCACGGAGAGCGCCTCGAACCCTCCGAGAGTAGGATTCCCCCTCTTGGCTCCTCCGCGACGCTCTCCGGGCCCCCCAGGGCCTCCTGGACGTATCGTGCAGGCCGTCATCGCTTCCACACCTGCTCGAGACCACCGGTTGTGACGTTCCGATACGTGGCCTTGCGCTGCTTCCCCTCAGGCACCTTCTTCTCGTTCTCAGCCGCGTTGTCCCCCAGGGTGGGCTGGTCCTGGGACGGGACCGCGGCGAGCGCGTTCTTGTTCAGTTTGAGCGACCCCACGTAGCCGCCGCCGTAGTCGATCTTGTGGACGTGCTTGGTCACGTACCACTTGCCGGAGAGCTGAGGGCCGATCCCGACTATTTCGATCACTGACTTCGCCGCCAGGATCGGGTCGCCGATGATCTTCGCGGTCGCCTTGACCTCGTTCTCCTCCTCCTTGCGGAAGTGGGCGTCGGCCTCCTCGGTCACGCTGGCCTGGTCCGTCGACGGGGTCGGGACGATCTTCGCCCCCGCGACGAGGTCGGTTCGGACCGGGTCGCCGCCCTCGACGCCCGAAACCTCCTGCTTGGACAGCCCGCCCGTGCCGGTCCTGGTGAACTTGAGGCCGCCCACCTTGCCGTGGACGTCGCGCTTCGTGTTCTCGTCCGAGCCGGTCGCGACCAGGTTCTTCCGACTGATCGGATCCCTGCCGGCGACCCAGGTAGCCGAGGGGCGGTCGAGGAGCCGCCACTCGCTGATCTTGAAGTCCTTGAGGTCGCCGTTGCCGTAGAAGTACTCGTACCGCCTCACCGGGGTCGAGTCCAGCTTGCGCGGGTGGAAGTGGAGGGTGTCGCCCTCGACCCACGGAGTGATCCCGACCTTCTCTCCGAGCTTGAGGATGAACTGCCAGTCGGTCTGGCGCGACTGCGTCCACTCGTCGACCTGGAAGAGGACGGAAGCCTCGGCGATCTCGAACCTGGTCACGCCCGGGAACACGCCCTCCAGCACCAGCTTCCTGACTATGTCGGCCCTGCTCGTGTTCTTCCAGATCCGGCTCCGCGGCGTGTTGACCAGGCTCGTCGTCTCGACGCAGGTGATCGAGAGTTGGAGCAGTCCCCGCATGGAGTCGACGACCATGGACCGCACGGGGCTGAACCGCCCCGGGTAGCCGAAGAAGAACCGGACGAGGTTGCCCTTGACCCACGCCGGGTGGGAGAGGAAGTACAGATCGGAGTTGTTGACCTTGAGCTTCAGGACGTCGTGCTCGTCCTCGGAGTCCTCGAAGGTGAAGCTCAGGACGCGCTCCGTCACGTCGTCCATGCCCTCGAGGGCCTTGCCGAGCGAGGCGGGGTCAGCCTTGCCCCTGATCCTGACCTCGTTCGTGTTGGTCAGGACCTTGATCGAGAACCCGGGTGCCGTCGTGTCCAGCTTCATGTCGACGGCGACGCCCGGATCTCACCGACAAGCGCCTGGATCGACGGCACCCGAATGATCTTGTCGGGCTCGAGGGGCTCGGTCACGTCGACGACGTCGTTCATTTGCGCGACAACGTCGAAGAAGCTGGTGGGGCGAATGTCCTGCTCGGGGTCGATCATGACCCTGTAGGCACGCCATGCGATCCTGTGGACCGTGTCCCCCGCGGCGACGATCACCCGAGCGTCGTCCTTCCTGACGATCCTCCTGAGCGGATCGGGGACGTCGAAGAACGTCCTGCCGTCTTCGTCCTCGTGGACGGGGGCGAACTCGTAGCGAGAGAGTCGCGTCGCCGGCACTACGACCTCCCCTGCGGCCTCGACGAGGTCCCCCAGGATCGGAAGGTCCCGGTGCGGATCATGTCCTCCGAATAGAGCCTCCCGAGCGGCTCCTCTTCGAGCTGAATGCTCGCGACCAAGATCCTCGGGAGCGGCCGACCAGTCGCGAACAAAACATGCCTGAACTTCAACGTCATTACCCTGACCCGCATGTTTATGAATCCGGGCCAGTAGAAGAAGACGGGCGGGGGTGAGGCGTGCGTGATTCGCTGGTTCTTCCTTGGGAGGATCAGCGCGATGAGGTTCCTGCGCCAGGCGTCGGCGTCGTTCTGGGGCCAGACGCTCGGCGGAAGCTGGACGGCATTCTCGTTCCTGCCGAGGCGTTCGTTGAAGACAAGCTGGTCGAAGATCAGCTCGAGCGGGATCGACGTGTTTGCGTTCCCGACGAAGTGGAGAGGCTGGTGCGAGAGTCCCGGCGACTTGTGCCTGACGTACGCGGCCTGATAGGACTCCTCAAACTGAACGGGGTTGAACATGAACTCGATCAGGAGGCCAGACTCGATGTTCTGCAAGAATCCCCTCTCGACCTTCACCGCCAGGTACTGATCGATCTTCTCGTGCTTCCTCTTAGTTGTTGCCACGCTACCCCCCGAACACCGTGCTGAGTCCGCCGCCTCGCGCCATGGAGTCTCTGTCCTGCTGGGCCTGCATCTCCCCCACGACCTCGCCGTCGAGGACGACCTCGCCCTGAACGACGATCGGGCGGCTAGAGATCGTCTCGACCAGCCGCGCATTCGACTCCACCAGAGCCCTCATGTCGGCCCCGCTGACGCCACCACTCACAATCGGAGTCGAGGTCGGGATCGTCGCAGCCGTCGTGCCCTGTGAGACTACTCCGGTGCTGGCTGTGATCGAACTCGAACCGACGCCAGCCATGCCCGCCGCTCCTCCTCCCCCGGCTCTGAAGCTCGCGGTGCGAAGGTCGCCGACCGCGAACGCCGCATCGCTCATGCCACCCGTCAACACGCTGAGGGCGGCCCTGGCGATCATGCTGCCGCGGATCTTCTCGACGACGCGGTCGATCGCCTTCCCGATCTCGTCCCACGTCCCCGGGATCTTGGACGATATGTCCCAGAGATCCTTTACCAGCAAGACGAACGGACCCAGGACGTGCTCCAGCACGCCGAGGGAGTCGAGGACGGCCACGAACCCCCGCGCGATTGCGATCACGATCCGCCATATGAAGACGAACGAGCGAACCAGCATGGCGAGTCCCTTGAGCATGAGCTTGATCGGCTCGAGCATGTACTTGAAGATCGCCTTGCCGATCCACTTGATCCAACCGAGGGCGTCCTTACCTGGGGCCGAGAGCCCGAGAGCCTCGGCGAGCGGGGTGAGGACCTCCATGAACAACGCCCCGAACTCGGACGCCGCACCAGCAAGCTCCTCGAATACCGGAGCAAACTCCTTCGACAGATCCGTCCACACCTCGGTCAGGACCTCGACCATTCCCTCCCAGAGGACCTCGATCACCTTGATCGCCCTCGAGATTCCGTCGACGAACCCAAGCACGCCTTGGTTCTCGGCCTTCCCGAGATCCTCCGCGAGGGCTCCGCTGATCTCCCCAGACGAGAACAGCGCGAACAGAGATCGCGCCGCGAGACTGATCTTCTCAAAGATCGGTAGCACTATGTCGCGGATCCCACCGAAGTTGGTCTTCCACGCTGCGTAGACGAGCGCGGCTACCGCGACGACCGCGGCCATGATCGCGAGGACCGGCCACAGGGTCGCGGCGAACGTAGTCCCGACTGCGATTATGAGCGGAATCAGGAACTTGATCGCGATTGCAAGGCCGGTCACGAGGAGGGCGATCGAAGCGAACACGAAGAAGCCTGCGGCGAACTTCTTGATCGGTTCCGGTAGGGCGAGGAACATGCGCAGCATGACGTTGAGAGTCTGGACCACTGCCGCCACGATCGGCTTGAGAACCTTGGTGAACGGCTTCCCAATCGCGATTGCGATCGTGTCAAGCGTCCCTCGTAGGAGGATCTTCTGACCCTCGAACGTGTCCAGCAGGGTCTCGCGGAAGCTCTCTGCGCTGATCCGCGTGTTCCGCATGGACTCGCGGAGCATTCTGAGGCCGGCGTCGTAGTCGGCGACGCCACCCCCGGCCTTCTTCGCCGCCAGCGTTAGTGCGTCCAACATGGGGACGAGGCCCGCAACGCCCCTACGACCGAATATCTTCAAGAGGTGCTCGGCCCGCTCCGCCTGTCCCCCCATAGCGGCGAACGTCTTCGACACGTCAGTCATGACGTCGAGGAACGGCCTGAAGTTCTTCTGGTCGAGGGTCCTCACCTCAACGCCCAACTTCTTGAGCATCTTTTGGGTCCTCGGCATGGCGAGGCGTTCCATCGACGTCGCGACCGACGTCGCTCCCAGCTCGATAGTCGGGATCACGTTTCGGACTTCACCGAGCGCGATCAGCGTGTCCTCGAGGGATGCGTTGAAGACCTTCACGCCGCGGGCGCTGTTGCCGAGCGCGATCGGGAGGTCGCGGAACTGGAGGTTGGACCTCGAGGTCGCACGTACCAGGAGGTCCATGGCTCCGCCTGCGTCCTCGGCAAACTTCGGAAATATCTTCATGGACGCTACCGCGAGGCCGCCGGCCTGCTCGAGACCGAGCTGACCGAGCGACGCCGCCGCCAGGTCGAGGACCGGGTTGAGGGAGTCGATCGACTTCTTCGTATCGAATCCAGCCTGGGCGAGGATCTGAAGCCCCTCGGCGGCCTCCCGGGGAGAGAACTGGGTCGCGATCCCGGCGTCGATCGCGGCGCGCTCAAGTTGCCCGAGCTGCTCCTCGGTCGCCCCGCTGATCGCCTTGATCCCTGCAAGGGCCATCTCGAACTTGCCGGCCGGATCGGCGAACGACAACGACGCCTTGAGGCCGACGAGACCCCCAATAGCGAGTGCCGCACCAACCGCGATCCCCTTAAGGGAACCGACGATCACCTTGCTACTGGTCCCGAGCTTCTTCGCGATCGTGTCCGAGATCGAGGTAGCCGTGTTGCCCAGGTTGAGGAAGCTGCCGGCGACCTGGCGGATCACGCCCGACGCGAGGTCGGCGGCCACAAACGTAATGCCCATCCCGAGCTGATTGAGTCCCATGTCGACTCCCGGCTACTTGGAGCCCTCCTGGCTCCGCCACTCCTCGATCTGTCCTAGCATCCTATCGCGCAGCGTGACCGGGAGCGAGAGTGCGTCCTGGTAGGTGAGATTGAACCCGGTTCGGTTCGGGTACCGGGCCAACAGCGCGATCAGGTTTTGCTCGTGGACTTCCTCCGATACTTGGGGAACAAAAAATCAGCGCGGAACCTCACGTCGTCGAGCCAGACGAACCCGCAATCCTCGCACTCGAACTGAACCTCCTGGTCGACCCCGCAGTCGGCCTCGTCGAACGCGGCCCTGAGCCACGCCGAATCGTCCGCGTCCAGATCCTCAATCCACTTGATCCATGTGTTCTGCGGGACGCCCTCGATCTCAGTGATCCTGAAGCGGAAATAGCTCGACGACTGCGAGTCCTTCTTCTGCTTCTGGAGCTTGATGAGCTTCTTCTCGTCGTCTCCTCGGAGGAGGCGGAACGAGACCTTGACCCCGCACCCGGGGAGCACCCGTGAGATCGACACCGCGCCCGGATCAAGGACGTGGGGGATCGACTCCTCCGGGAGCGGCTTGATCACGAGGTCGTTGAGGTCGATCTCGATCTCGACCTTCTTGTTCGGGCAGTTCGTGCAGGGCTGGGAGAACTCCAGCTCAGGGCCCCAGGTGTGGATCCGGTTCTTGAGTAGGACGGTCATGCGGTCGCCCTGGAGGACGTCGTTCCAGTCCAGGTATGACTCGGTCTCACCCTTCTTCTTGCGCGGCTCCCTGAGCCGGTACGGGCCGGTCTCTTCGACCTTGTGGGTGATCGCCTCCAGGAGGTCGTTGACGGCAGCCCCGTTGCGGATCGTCTTGGGGTCGGTGAGGAGGTCTTCGTCCTTGACCTTGAACTTGCGGAGGACGACGACGAGGCCGGTCGGACACTCTACGACGACGTGGGACACCGGGCCCCCTTTCGGTTTCTGTTTCGGTTTCTCTAATCGGCTCTAATCTTGACTTGGGTGGTCGGGTCTGTGATGTCGCAGACCCGACCAGGCGAGCGTAGGCGGCTACTCGGCCTTGTGGAAGTAAAGCACGACGAGCTGGCTGCCCGACGTGTCGGTCGTGTCGAGCTGGATGTTCCCGTCACTGGTCACATTGGCCTCAGCGGTGCGGTCGTTCAGGACCGGCGTGGCGGCGACGAACTCGAGCACACCGACGATCGTGGTGCGACGAACCGTGACGCCCGTGATCGCGATGTTCGTGTCCTTCGCGGCCCCGGCGACGAGCGCCATGGCGAGGCCCTGAAGCTCGCGGATCGCGGCCCCCTTGACGGTGTCCTTGGTGATCTCCTCGAGTCCCATGTTCTTGTTCCTTCCTCAGGGTGTTCGTCTGACCTCGACCGAAACTACCCAGTGTTCAGGACCGGGTAGTCGTAGGCGAGGGTGACCTTCTCGATCGTGTTCTCGTCGACCTCATTGTCCCACTCGCCCCCGACCCACTTGATCGGGAAGGCGTTGACCAAGGTCCAGCGACGCACCTCGGTCCCGGCTCTGTCGAGTTCGACCACGTCGAGGGTGCGCTTCACGGCGTCCTCGGCAAGCATCGCCCCGGCCCCGACCGCCTCCTGCATCCAGTTGTAGAGGTCGAGGTCCGATGTGGCCCCGCGGGTCAGCTCCACGTCCGCGACCGTGACCCGACCCATGCCCTTGTGAGGGATCAGCGAACCGCCTTCGAAGTGCTCGATCTTGGCGATCTCGAGCCCGATCTCGCCACAGGTACGGAACGCGGCCGAGATCACGCCACGGATCTCGATCAGAAACGTGAACTTCTTGTGGTACTGCTTGGTGACGCCCCGGATTGTCATGGTGCCTCCTCTTGGCCTAGCCGAGCGCCCCAGCCAGGCGCTCCTCCAGCTCCCGCGTATCCTGCGTGAACTTGAGGACGATGAACTCGGCCGGCTTCTGAGTCGCCAGTCCGATCCTCGCGTGCAGCTCCCCGGCGAAGATCCGCTCGATCGTGTTGAGTGCGTCGGAGACGTCGACGTAGAAGCTCTCCGCTGGCGTCGCTCCCCGGAACGCCCCGTTGCCGTACTGGAGCAGGAGGAATGTCTCGATGCTCCTCTTCACTTCCATGCGGAGCCGGCGGTCGTTGCTCCGGTGCTTGGCAAACAGGAGGCCGAGCTTGAGAGACTGCTCGATGAAGATCACCCCGCGGCGCTCGCTCACGCTCGGGAAGTTCCCGTTGCCCTTGAGGGTCCTGGCTCCGTCGACGTGACGAGGCGCTCCGTCGATGAACGTGATCGGGTTGATCCTCGAAGGGAAGACGACGTCGCGCTTCCGCTCGTCAAGGACGTCGTCGGTCTCGAACCCAAGGACCCCGAACAGGACACCGTTCTCGACCCCCGCGGGGGGCACGTAGACGCCGCCAGGCGTGCTGGCGTCGACTCGCGCGTAGAGGCCGGCGATGTGCCCCGAGGGCGGGACGAAGATCGTCTCGCCGGTCCCATAGATCGTCGTCGAGGGGTTGAGGATCTCGACGCGAGGCCAGTAGATCGCCCCGAACTCGGACAGGTTGTAGAGCGCCGCGGTGGTCTCGACGTAGGTCTTGATCTGCTGCGCGTCGAGTCCCTCGGGCGGGTCCAGGATCGGGAAGGTCTGCTTGGCCCGGTGGACCTCGCAGTAAGCGACCATGGCGTTGTGGACCGCGCTGGTGGCCCTGCCGGGGATGGCGAGGACGGTGATCGTCGTCACGAGGTCGAATGCGTAGAGGCCCGTGCCGCCCGCCTCGCTCCCGACGAAGTCGACGTCGACCAGGCCCGAGAGGCCGTCGTCGTCGCCGGCCCAGGCCGACCAGTTGCCCAGCTTGGGTCGGTTGTTGGGGGACGAGGCGGGGCTCGACTGGTCCTCGACGTCGGCGAGCTTGCTGTTCTCGTTGATGAAGTCCTCGACGTAGCGGGCGTCGGTGTCGTCCATGGACAGGTTGGGCCACACCTCGGCGGTCGCGGTCCCCTTCAGGACCCGGAGGTTGAACCGGTCGGAGTCGCCCGACGTGGGGGCCTCGATCGTGACCGAGTAGCTCTGGATCCACGTCCCGGGGTCGCGGCCCGTGACCTTGATCGTGTTCGACTCGGCCGCGTCGGTCCCGGGCTGGGTGATCGGGAGGCTGCCCGTGAAGATCCCGGAGGCGGTCGTGTTCGCGGTAATCACAACCGTCGCGGAGACGCCCGTGCCGGTGCTGGTCATGCGCAGCTTGGTCGTGTCGTAGACGGTCGCGGTGCCGCTCGAGAGTGGGAGCGCGGTCAGAAGCCCGGCCAGCTCGGCCGCGGTGACGCCGCCGATCAGGGAGACGTTGCCGGAGCCCGAGTTGGTCTGGGCGGGGAGGTTGAGCTTGCCGCCCGCAATCGCCGTGCTGGAGGCGTCGACGACGAGCTTCGCCCCCGTCCCCTTGGCGTCGCTCTTGATCGTCACCTTGGTGCTCGAGGTGACCTCGGCGCTGATCCCGATCCCGTCGCGGTTGATCACCGCGGCGATCTCCTCCGCGGTGGCGGCCCCGATCGTGCCGATCAGCGGGTCAGCGGCGAGGAAGGTGATCGTCCGCTGGAGGCCGAGCGCGGTGTCGTCGAGGGCCGCGTTGGTCTGGTAGACGAACGTGTCGAGGTTGACGAGCGCGAACGGCTGCGAGTTCCCCGACTCGTCCGAACCCTCGGCCGCCGTCAGGGTGAGGGGATCGGCCCCAGCCCCGTCCAGGTTCACCTCGAGGATGTCGGCGGGGAGGAGCGCGAACGGACCCGCGTTCGAGTCCAGGACGGCCACGCCCGCGACGCCTCCGCGGTCGACGATCATCTGCGACCCCTTGGTCGCCTCGGCGGTTGCGTTGTCCGTGACGTCCGTGTAGTGGCAGACGCGGGTCACCCACATGGCGGTCGCACCGTTGCGGAACGCGGCCTCGATCGCGATCGAGAGGTCGGACTCGGCGATGTGCCCACCGAAGACCTCTACGAACTGCTCGAAGTCGGTGATGAACTGAGGCACGCGCAGCGGCCCGCGCTCGGTCACGCCCTCGAAGGCTAGGATCGCGGTCGGGACACCGGGGATGTTCCTGATCTGGGGCGGCTCCTCGACCACGACGATCTTGGACGCGAGCAAGAGGTTGGACGGAGGCATGGACTACTCCTCGTGTTCCTGTGTTCGGTCTACCCCATGACCCGGAGGGTCGGGCGGCCCTTCGAGGGTCTGAGCGCGTTCCTGACCTCGACGCAGGCGAGGACGTCGGCGTGGACGGTCTTCGTCTCCCTCGGGAGGAGGGTCAACGCCTCGGGCTTCCCGACGCCGTTCTCGCCCGCGAGATTGAGGAACGTGGGGTGCTCGAGGTTGAACGCACGGGTGCGCCTCAGAAGGTTCTTGAGTTGTGCCATCTCGGCCTCCTCCACGGTCTCGCCAGAGTCTAACTGATTTAGCCCCGCTAGGGCAACGTCTCCGTTTCGACCACGACCTCCGAGACATCCTTGCCTTCGGAGACCTTATCGTCGCCGACGACGTGAACACCCCTGACGACGAACGAGCCCTCGAACTGGTACGTGGCGGCCCTGGTGGCACGGGACCTGAACTCGGCCCTCTGCTCCCACACGGGCGACAACTCGAACTCGATCGTTCCGTTGGCGGGGTCGAGGCCATCGACGGGCACGGATAGGAACGGCGTGCGATTGAAGAAGCCGGTCACGGCCGCGAACAGGTTGCTGATCTCACCCGTGGACCGGGCCACGCCCACGTACTGGTACTCGAGCCGGAGCGTGACCGGCTGATTGAACGTGTCGTGCGTGCCACCGGGAGCGGCGGATGTCCTGACCGAGTAGCGACCGTTGACGGCGTAGAACCTGTCCTCTTGGATCGACGGCCCGCGCACCTCCAGGCTCGGCACCTCCTCCTGCTTCTCCTCCGGGACCAGGGCCGAGACGTCGTCCACGTACTCGGGGTGCATGTCGTGGTGGGTGTTGGCGAGGACGGTGCGGCGCAGCTCCTTCACGAGCGTGCGGGTCACAGCCACGATCGCCTCGTCCTCGGAGTGGTCGCGCTTGGTCTCGATCGCGGGGCGGCGGTACTCGAACCCGTCCGAGAGCGTCGTGGGCTCGTCCGGTCCCGACGCGGGCACGTTGACCACGGTGACGTCGACGTCGCCGACCTCGCCGCCCGGCGTGAGCGCGATCACCTTGGTCGAGTCCACGGCCCCGTACTCGAGGGCCTCGACGGTGCCGAAGAGGACCCTGATCGTCCCTCCCGAGACATCGTCGTTGAACCCGGTCCCGTTGATCGTGACGAACGTCTCGCCCAGGCTCAGGCCCAGGGCAGGGACGACGGAAGTGATAGTTGGTGCGGCCACTAGATCCCTCCCGTGCGTCCGAAGACAACTCTGATCTCACGCTCGAGCCGAGGCCGAATCGCCCGGATCACAGGTCGCACGAACGGCCGCGCGGGCACCCCGGGATGCATGAACCAGGTCGTGCTCGCCTTGAAGGGCTTGATCCTGCCGCCGCTCTTGAAGTGGAGGACCCAGAAGAATCGACGCATGGCGGGCGTGACCTTGACCACGTATCGCTTCGTTCCGAACTCGTGGGCGACCGCGACGTTCATGAGGTTGTCGCCGTTCTTCCTGGCCGTCCTGAGTACTCCGACGAATGCCGACTTCCTTCCCTTGTTGAGATTGGTCGTGATCGATCCCAGGAGCGAACCCGTGTCGAGCAGCGGCTTCTTCCCGCCCCTGAGGAGCGTCGTGCTGAGTGCGAGGGGCTTGAACCGCTGCCCTCCGGGGGCTCCACTCCTGAGACCCTTCTTCAGCTCCCGCTCTGCCAGTAGGGCGGCTCTCCTAATTGCGAGCCACTGCCGTCCCTGACTGGTCGCGACGGCAGTGCTGAACCTGACTCTGGCGATCTGCCAGGAACTCGAGAGGGCCGTACGCATGCTAAACCCGGCCACGGGTCTCCGATCCAACAGGGATACACTCCCGAACGCTCTCCGGGCGCGTGTACGGGCCTGATCGTGGCTGGGGTGATGGATCGGCCCACCGATCGCCCTCGGGGCTCTGAGGGGCTCTGAGGGGCCTGGGAAAGTTTGGGATATCCCAAACCCTCACCGCGACTGTCTCCTCTCGAGGAGGATCTTCACCATCCCTGAGCCGGTCTCGCCCGGCCGGACCTCGTAAACAAACAAGCCCTCCCGTCCCGCGTGGACGAAGTCGAGCCTGGTCGTCCCGTCGTTCCTCTCAAGCCGGAGGAGTCGGTCGTTTGGGCGGACCCCGAAGACGCCCGCCGAGTAGAGCCCGAGCCCGGTCAGGATCCTCGTGTCGACGACCAGTGTGAGGACCGTCCTGGGGTCGTTCCCGACCTGGCCCTGGTCCTGCTCCTCGTTGGCGGCGAACTTGGCCCTGGCCTTGACTTCGTACTCGGTGCCGGGCCGGACCCGGTCCCCGATCCCGTCGTCGTCCCCGTCCTCCAAGTAGGGCTCGCCCAGGAGGTCGTCGAAGCCGGGATTGGTCGGGTACTCGACTGACGCGACCTCGCGCGCCTTGGCCTCGTCGTAGACCTCGATTACCGCGACCTCGACCGAGTCGCCCGAGACGGAGAAGCACGGCTTGAGGGTTCCCACTAGACGGCCGCCATGCGGGGAGGACGTTTGAAGGCCATCAAGACGTTGTCAATCTCGGGATCGCCCGTGAACGCCCCCTTGAGCCAGAGGTTCTGGAGCTTGACCGTCGTCGACCCCTCCTTGTCGGAGATGATCCGGTACTTCTGCTTCACGTTCAGCTTCTCGCAGGCGTCCGAATCAAGCAGGAGGTCGCGGGCCACGAGACGACAGCAGACCTGCTGGATCAGGAGAGGGGTGCAGCCGAACGGGGAGCCGTCCGGGTCCGTGTAGCCGAACACGCCCTCGATCTGCACGTTGAGCCTCCCCAGGGGGAAGACTCGCGGAGCCGGAAAGAGGCCCTCGGCGTGGATCTGCATGGCTCGCGTCTGAATGAACGACAGCTTGGGGTTCTCGCGGTCGTCGGGCTGGGTCATGCCCGAGACGTGGCGGTTGTAGACCCTGACGGCGTCGAGGTCGATCTCGGTCAGATCGCCCGAGACGAGCCCCTGGTTCTCGATGTAGAGCTTGTCGAGGCGAATGATCGGGACCTCGAGGTGGAGGGTCCTGGAGTCCTTCCCGTCAGCCCTGAACCGACCGGAGTCGTCGAACGTGCGCGGCGTGAACCAGCGCCCGGTGACCTTGTCGATATAGCGGGTCGCGAGCGCGATCAGCATGTCGATCCTGGCGTCGGTGAAGGGCGGGTCCGTGTAGCCCTCGGCACGGAGACACGAGACGCCGCAGTACGTGTCTGCGGTCGGGATCGTGCCCTCGGCGACGTAGAACTCCTCCGAGAGCGTCTCCCACGGCGAGACCGCCGAGTGCTGGAACTCCCACACGATCTTGTGGTCGCCGATCGCCTCGTCGAGCGGGACCGTGTAGGGGGCGTAGTTGTGGCCGGTCCCGAGTCGGTGCCCGGTCGGGGCGTCGTTAACCGGGTCCAGGTCCTCCCAGTCGCCGAGCGTGCCCGGGTGGACCTGGACGGGGGTGCCGCGCTTGGCCGGGGTCGAGATGTCGTAGACCCTGAACCGGAGGAGCGCGACGTCCGTGAGGACGGCCGGGTTCCCGACGGCGGTCCAGAGATCGAGGACTGGGTCGCCCTGGGTGCTCGATTCTCCTCGTGCCAGGCTCGGCATGCCTCACTCCTTCCTGCTGCCAGAGTACTCGAAAGCACCCTTGTCGTCAGCTCCCGTCTAGCTCCCGGCGATCCATGCCCCACACGCTATCTGGTGCTGGGCCACGCAGCAGCCCAGGAGGACGGCGACTAGCCAGCAAAGCACAGAACACACGTCCTCCTCCCACTTCGCCACTACGAAGCCGTCGTGCTGTCCGTGAGGATCCCGAGCGCCGCAAGAGCCACCAAGAGATCCTTGAGGGCTCCCTCAGGGTTATCCCGCGCCGTGGCGATCGTCTGCTTCGCCACGGCGGCCACACCGTAGAACCCGACCTTACCTCCGCTGCTGGCGAGGTTGACGTTCTCGTCGTCGGCGCTACCCAATGTGACGTCGGTTGCAGAGATCAAGACCCGCGTTGTGAGGGTCTGCGGGTCCGTTCCTGTGCCGACCTTGTTCGGCGTCTGGAACACGATCGTTGATTCGGTGCCGTCGCCCCTGCCCTTCCCGGACTGGAAGGTGATCGTTCCACCAGCCTCGTCGGTCTCGCTTGTTGCGATCGAGCTGGCGCTGATCACGACGTCCGGGGCCGCGTTGGTCGTCTCAACACCCTCGCCGAGATAGAAGGCCGCGATCGTATGCGAGGGAGATCCGACCACGAACTGACTCACGGCTGTGGAGACGGCATTCCTAGCGAGTACTATCGAATCGGTGTAAGCGGCGCTCGCGGACCCACCGATCGCGATAGCACTGTTCCCCGCGGCGGCGGCGCTCTGCCCCACCCCGATCGAGTTGACGCCGCTCACGTTGGTCGACATTCCTATCGCGACCGAGTTGGTGTTCGCGGCTTGTGCGTCCCTCCCGATCGCCACGGCCTGCACCGAGGCATCTGCCGACCAGCCGACAGCCGTTCCGCTTGCAGCAACCGTGACGGCCTGTCCTATTCCGGTGGCGTTTGTGCCGCTCGCCGTGACCCCCGCCCCGAACAGCGAACAGGCGGTGTTGTCGCCGTCGTCGGACTGATGCCCGACGACGGTCGAGTTCCCGCTCCCGGTCCCGGTCGCCTGGGCGGCAAAGCCGATCGCAAGGTTTCGGTTGCCGGCCCCGGCCGTAGCTTGTGCTCCGATCGCTATCGCGCCCCCGCTCGAACCGGAGGCCGATGAAGCGCGTCCGACAGCGATCGTGTCCGTGTTGGCCGCGCTCGAGGAGGAGCCGATCTGGGTCGACGTTGTCCCACTGCCAGGGATCGTGACCGTGGTTCCGATCGTCATCCTGGTCGTGAGGGACTGCTGGGTCGTCCCTGACCCGAGCGCGGTCGGGGTCTGGAACGTGATCGTGCTCGCCGCCCCGGCCCCAGTGCCCTTACCCGATTGGAAAGCGACGGAACCACCGGACTCGTCGGTCTCGCTCGTCGCGATCGAGCTGGCACTGATCAAGATATCTGGTGCCGTCGCCGTAGTCTCGACACCCTGACCCAGGTAGAAAGCCGTGAGGGGAGCGTTGGCCGACCCGATCACGCACTGTCTGGACTCCGTCGAGGTGGCGAAGCGTCCGAGGCAGAGGGCGTCCGTGTGCCCGGCGTTCGAGTCCCTGCCGAACGCCGAGGCGCCACTGGCTGACGCCGCCGCCCCTTCACCGACAGCGGTTGCGCTGAGGGCTCCACTGGTCGACGCCGTGGCCCCGATGGCGACCCCATGAGAGGACCCAAGGGCGCCTCGCCCCACGCAGGTGGCGCTGTCGGCATTCGCCTGAGCCCCAACGCCGATCGCGACCCCCGAGTTGCCGCCGGAGTCGTTTTGCGCGTTGTAGCCGATCGCGACGCCTCCGATCGTCGTGCTGGCCGAGGAGCCGATCGCTACGCCGCGCAAGTTAGTCGTAACCTGGGCACTACTCCCGATCGCGATTGACTGAGACGTGGTCGCGGCTGCCTGATACCCGATCGCGACCGTGGTTGGCGAGTCGGCGTTCGCCAGGCCGCCGATCGCGACGGCCCTCTGACCTCCCGCGTCGGCCCGGTCTCCGACTGCGACCGCGGAATCTGATCCGTCTGCGAGGGAGTTGTATCCGATCGCAACGTTCTGACCGCCCGATGAACCAGATCCCAAACCGATCGCAATCGCCCTCAAACCTCCAGCGTCAGAGTTGGTTCCAACCGCGACCGCGTCGGTGTTGTCGGCGACCGCCCCGGAACCGATTCTGGTTGACGTTGTACCGCTACCCGGAATCGTGACTGTGGCCCCGATCACGACCGAGGCCAGGTCGGGGGCACCGCCCCCGCCCCCGATCGTGATTCCCGTCGTGACCGTGTCCGAGTAGAGCGACGCGGTCCCGCTCGAGGACCGGACGAGCCCCGACAGGATCGCCCTGTCGGTCTCGGCGAGCTTCCCCGGGGCCGGCACCCCCGCCGCGGCCTGCTTGAGAGTCAGGTGGTCGGCCATGTCCGTCTCCCGCTGGGCTCGAGGCTACTTCGCCAGCTCCGTCTTCTGCTTGAACGCCTGCCCGGTCTTCTCGTCCGCCGAGTACGAGTAGCCGGCTTCGAGCCCGTACTTCTTCGCCAGCTCCGCGTTCTGCCTGCTGACGTTGCCGACGTCGATGTCGGTGCAGATCGCCTTGAGGCGCGCAAGCTCGGTCGCGAGGGTCGCGATCGTCGCCTCCTTGCCCTTGACGATCGTGCGGAGGCTCGAGGACGTCTCGCGCTCCGCGAATAGCTGCGCGGCCAGGTGCTCGGCCTCGGTGACCGTGCTCCTCGAGGGCGGCTTCGGCTTCGGGGGCGTCTTGGGCTTGTCGCCGTCGAGCACCTTCATGCCGGCCCCGTTCTTGGTCGCCTTCTTCTTGCCGCGCTTCTTCTTCGTCGTCTTCTCCTTCACGGTCTGCTTCGTCGCCTTCTTCTTGGTCATGTCTTCTCTCTAATCATTGGGGCCGGGGAAGGACGTCCCTCCCCGGCCGGGTTGTTCGTCCTAGACGATCATCTTCTGGCCGCGGACCAGGTGGACCTCCATAGTGGACTCGACGCCGTTGTCGTAGCCGGAGTCGTCGGTGACGTAGCCGATCGGCAGCAGGACCGCGCCCGAGGTGGAGACGCTCGTCCCGTCGAGCGTGGCGAGCCCGGTCGCCTCCGACATGAACGCCTCCTTGCCCGAGTGGGTGCCGGCCCCGCCAGCGCCCTCGCCTGCCGCGAACCTGACCGTGGCCGGGCCCTCCGAGATAACCCCGCCGGTCCCGTTGTTGGCGATCTGGGCCTCGGCGACTCCGAGGAAGTTGGCCGCGTTGGCCGAGTAGACGGTGGCGTCGCAGAGGAGGATCTCCAGCGTGGTCGTCGCGAGCTTGATCGCGACCAGCTCGCCCTCGTCGATCGCGCCGCCCGTGGTGTTCTTGTAGTCGTTCTCGAGGTGAGTGCCGGTCCCGCCCTCGGTCATGATGTAGTTGAGCGCGCCGACGATCGACGTGACCCCGACGAACCCGGAGTCGAGGTCGTTGTGGGTCGCGTCGTTGAACTCGATCACCGCGCTGCCGTGCGCCTGGAAGGAGATGTCGCTGCCGGCGTCGTCCACGGCGGTGAGCCGAATGCTCCCCGTGGCGACGGTGTCAATCGTGACCCCGCCGGTCCCGGAGTTGAGGTCGAGGGCGGTCGCGCCCGTGACGTTCCCGAGCGTGACCGTGGCCGCAATCGCGTTGGTCCCGACGTCGATCCCGCCCGTGCCGGTGTTGATCGTCACGCCGGCCGCGCCGGCCGCGCTTCCGATCCTGACCTCGTGCGCGACCGCGTTGACGCCCACGTCGAGGTTGCCGGTCCCGCAGTTCAGGACGATCGAGGTCGCGCCGGTCGCGTTGCCGGCGGTGATCGTCCGGGCCGCGGCCCCGGTCCCGATGTTGATCGCCTGCGCGTCCGCGTCCCCGCCGATCGTGATCGCGGCGTCGCTGTCGATCGTGAGCGCGCCGCCGGTCTGGAGGTCCAGGGTCCCGGAGACGTCCCACGCGCTGTTCCCGTCGGCGTCGATGTTCAGGCCACCCGAGCCGGTCTCGAGCGCGAGGCTCGTGGCCCCCGTGTTGTTCCCCAGGGTGATCGTCTGCGCGAACGCCCCGGACCCGATCGAGATCGCCCTCTCGCCCTGGGTGCCGATGTTGATAGCAAAGTCGTCGTCGTCGTTTCCGACGTTGATCACGCCAGCCGAGCTGTTGATCGAAAGGGCCCCGACCACGTCGAGGTCGTAGGTGGAGCCGATCGTGACGATCGCCGTCGATGACGTGTTGAGCGTGTAGGTGGCACTGTTCAGGTCGAGGAGCCCGGTCGTGGTAACGTCGATCTCGCCCGAACCCGCCTGGAGGGTCAGCGACGACGTGCTGTTCGTGCTGCCGATCGTGACCGTCTGGGCCGCGGCCCCGGTGGCGACGTTGGTCGCCCTGACCTGGTTCCCGACCCCGATGTCGATGTTCCCCGTGCCTGCGTTGAGCACGACCGAGGTCGCCCCCGTGGCGTTGCCGATCGTGATCGTCCTCGCGGCGGCGCCCGTGCCGACGTTGATCGCGAAGGCGTCGGCGTCGGCGCCGATGCTGATCGCGGCGGCCGAGCTGTCGATCGTGACCGCCCCGGCAGCCTGGAGGTCGAAGCTGCTCGTCATGGCGAGCGAGGCCGTCGACGCCTCCAGGGTGAACGCGCCCGAGTTCAGGTCCAGCGCGCCCGACGTGGTCAGGTCGATCTCACTCGCGCCGCCGGCCAGGTTGATCCCCGCGTGGGTGATCGTGCAGGACCCGCCGCCGTTGATCGTCACCACGCCCGACGTGACGCCCGCGTTGATGTCGATCCCGCCCGCGGCGTTGCTCGCCGTGATCGTGACCGCGTCCGCGGCGGCCTCGGCTCCGGTGATCACGACCGACTTGGTCGACGAGGCCAGGGCCAGGTCGGCGGCGGTCGCGGTCACCGTCAGGGCCGCGTCCGCCGTCAGGGCGGTCGCGTTGGTCAGGAGCGTATTGTCGCTGGCGTCGATCCGCACGCTGCCACCCTCGGCCTCGAGGGTCAGCTCGGCCGCCCCGACGAGCTTCTGCCCGGTGTCGATCGAGGGGCTGTTGGCTCCCGAGTTCTCGTCCTGGGCGAGGACGTCGGCCCAGTCGACCGTCGCGAGAGCCAGGTCGGCGAACACGAACCCAGTCTGGTTCCCCTTAGCGGACTCCCAGGTGCCGTCGGTGCCGGCACGCATGACCGAGACATTCACCTTGAAGATCGTGCCCTGGACAGTGGTGTCGGTGACGAACTGGTTCTGGGTAAAGTCCTCGACGGTCGCGGTGGACCCGATCCCCTTGATCGTCAGGACCTCCCCGGCGTGGGACAGGACCTCGAAGAGGCCGTTGTTGGCCGGGTCGGCAGCCCCGTCGACCTGGATCAGATCCGTGGCCGCGAACGCATTCCCCACCGTGTAGACCTTCGGGTTGTCACCCGCGCCGACCCCCGCGACGAACCCCGTCGCGGCCACCGTGTCGGTGGTCGCGGTCGGGAGGTAGTTGACGATCAGCCCGCCCGTCTCGGCCACGGCCGTCTTGTAGGCGTTGTTCAGGTAGAGGTGGTTGTCGTCGTAGAGGACCGTCTCGGCCTCGGAGACGAACGAGTCGCCCTGCACGGTCAGGTTGCCCGTGATCACGGTGTCCCCGGTGATCGTGGTCGAGCCCGTGCCGGACTTGAGCGCGAGCGCGGTCGCGCCGGTCGTGTTCCCGATCGTGATCGTGGCCGCGAACGCGCCCGTGCCGACGTTGATCGAGCGCTCGCCCTTGGTGCCGATGTTGATGTCCTGGTCGCGATCGTCGTCGCCGATGCTGATCGCCCCCTCGGATTCGATCTTCACCGCGTCGATCCCGTCGATCTCGACGTTGCCCGACGTGGTCGTGGCGAGCGTGAGGGCCGCGCCGTCGACGGTGAAGTGGGAGGCAGCGTCGGCGTCGATCTCGACCGCGTTGCCGTCGATGTCGACGTTCGGCGCGTTGGCGGCGCTCCCGATGTCGATGTCCGTGAGGGCCGCGCCGCCTCCGATCTGGAGCGCCGTGACGTTGGCGTCGTCGTAGAGGGCGGCGGTGCCGCCAGCGGAGAGCGCGAGTCCACCCAGGAGGGCCTGGTCGGTCTCGGCCGAATACTGCGGCGAGGGGATCCCCGCGACCTTCTTGAGTAGTACTGCTGTCGCCATAGTGTTTCTCCTGGCTACATGACTTCGTAGTCTCGACTGCCCTCGACGAAGAGGGTGGTCGAGTCTTTAGCTTGGCCGACCTCCCGGGTCACGAATCCGCTTCCCGGGACGAGTCCGGCGAACTCGGGGTGAATGGGATTCGTAATGTCGTCGGACGCGACGACCTGGCCGGGGCTCGTGCTGATCAGGTACGTCTTGCCCGCGACGAGCCCCGAAAACCCCGACAGATCCCCGTGGTAGCGGATCGTGACCTGGCCCGGGTTCGGGAGGTCCTTGGAGGCCACGAACCCCAAGAAGGCTCGCGCGGTCGTGGTCGAGGTCGCGTCGGCCCTCCCGACGGTCGCGTCGGCCTTCTGATAGACCGCGTCCTGGGCGAGCACGCCGGCCGCGTAGGTCCTGACCAGGTCGGTGATCGACACGGTCCCGCCCTGGATCTGACCCCAGAGCTGATCGGTCCCGCTCGCGCCCCCGACCTCGATCGGGTCCGGGGTGAGGAGAATCCACGCCGTCCTCGCGTTGGCGATCCCGGCTATGACGTGGAAGACGGCGCCGCTCGTGACCTCGGCGTCGGCGTCGAAGTCCCCGGCCCGGTCCCAGACCCCGTCCACGCCGGACCCGACTGAGGAGACCACGTAGACGCCGTTCTGGTCCTTGGCGGTCTGGTTCTTGACCAGGATCCTGTCGCCGGCCTCGAGCGTGGTCCCGTCGACCGAGTCGGCCATGCTGGCGAGCTGCCCGCGCTCGGAGATCCCACCCGTCTGGTCGTAGCTGCCCCCGACGTCGGCGGTGGTCGCGTACCTGACCGAGTCCTTCGAGTCTGCTGGGGGTGCGTCCTCGATGGCGTCGATCCTCTGGTCGAGTCCCTCAATGATGTCCTCGAGCGTCTGCGGGATCTCGACCGCGCCCCCGCTCGGATCCTCGGAGTAGCCGACCACGCGCCCGTCCGCGGTCTGGTCGGTCCAGTAGACGACGAGGAGGTCCTCGCCCAGGACTGAGGCGAAGTCGAGCCGGAGCTGGATCGAGTCGACCTCGGTGAACAAGGCCTCCTTGACCCGGAGGCCGTCGTAGAAGACGGCGAGCCTGGACAGCACGCGCTGGAACGTGGTCGAGATCGTGATCCCGGTCCCGGTCGTTACCTGCGCGCTCAAGTCTTCACTTTGCCACCCCACCGCGTGCTCCCGGTTTGGGATATCCCAAACTCGACTACTGCCCGTCGCGCTCCAGGCGACGAGCAAGTTCCTCAGAGTCTACCACCTCGGTCTCGCGCCGAGCGAGCCCTTCCTCCTCGTCCTCTGGCTCGTCCTCGTCGCCGTCCCCGTTGTTGCTCGCCTTCTTGAACGCCCTGATCGAGAATCTCGTATTGGTCTCGATCAGCGTCTTCGAGAGTCTGCCCACGGCCCCGCTCGCCTTGCCGATCTCAGCCTTGGTCCTGGCCGTCTGGGCCCGCTGGGCGGCGGTGATCCTGTTGATCTGTTGGGCCTGCTCAACGTCCGACTCCAGGAGCCTCTGCTTGAACACCTCGAGCGGATCCTGCGGCGAGGGCGTGGCTGCCATGCTGTCTCCTGTCCTCTAATCCTCGTTCAAGGCTTCTGTGGATTCAACCTGTTCACGGTGGCGTTGAAGTCAACGAGCGCCTTGAGGATCTCGGCCCTTGACTCGCGGTCCCTCTCGGACCACTCCTCACGCGCCTCCCTGTCTTGCTCTCGGCCCTCCTCGACCTTGGTCAGCGCGAGCAGCATCAGCTCCTCGACCTTGGCCGCGTGGTCGTCGGACTTCTTCGCGAGTCGCTTCCCGAGATCCTTGACCTCGTCGCGAAGCCTGGTGATCTCGCCGTCCTTGGTGGAGAGCGCGGCGTCGTGGGCCTGCTTGAGAAGCTCGGCTCGCTTCTTCTCGCGCTCCGTCAGGTACCACCAGACGGCCTTGACCGCGCCGCCGGCCGCTCCGGCGAGGCCGAGGATCGCTCCCCAGATGGCCCCGTCCGAGACCTCCATGGCGAGCATGAGGGGAAGATCCACTAGCAGCCTCCTTCGGCCCCTTCCGAGTCCATGTTAGCAGGGAGCCGATGGTGCAACGAACCGAGACCCAGGGCAACGTCCGAGGAGGGCCTCAGGGAGGGTCTGTCCCTAGAGCCCCGCAACGATCGCGTCCAGGGCGGTCTTGCAGGTCGCGCAGAGATCGCCGTCCCAGTGGATCTGAAGATCGCCGACTCCGCACCCGGGCGAGGTCTCGTCCTCGTCCCAGCGAGCGCGATCGAAGTGGCCCTCGTCCCCCGAGTCCTTGTCGGCGACGAGCTGGGCGTCGAGGTCGATCTCGGAGCGCAGCGTGTCCAGGTTCGGGTTCGTCTCGTTCTCGTAGGTGTAGACGGTCATGGCTCCTCCTACGCGACTCGCCAGGCGAAGATCCTGGCCCGACGGATCTTCGCCGTCGAGGTCGAGTCGTCGGCCCACTGGATCTTCATGTCCTTGCCGGTCCCGGCCAGGACGACCTCGACGGTGAACTCGACCGTGAGCCAGTCGACGCTCGTGTCGCCGCCCTCCAGGGTCGTGATCAGAGAATCACCGAGGACGACAGCGTCGGTCGAGTTGTAGAGCCGACACGCGACAGCCTTGTCCTTGACGAGCGTGCTGACCTCGGCCCTGGCGGTGACGAGCATGGTCCCGGTAATCGCCGGCAGCGCGACGGTGAGCTTGTCGTCCCAGCTCGAGAGCTTGGTCGTCGTGGTCGACTCGGCCTCCGAGACGCCCTTCGTGTAGTTGAGCCCGAAGACGTTGTCGTCGAGCTTGTCGAGCGCCTTCTGGACCGTGTCCTCGGTCGCCGAGAGGGCTCCTCCGAACGCGGACACGTCCGCCGTGAGGGCGCTCGCGGGGTGCGAGGGCAACAGGTCACGTCCGGCGAGGCTGTTGTGCGTGGTCGCAATGAACCCGCCCGAGGGAATGCTCGACACGTCCCTGAGGTCGAGTACGTCGCGGAGGCGCGCCTTCGAGGCGTTCCCGTAGGAGCTGCTGGACTGGAAGATCAGCCGCGCGATTACCTTCATTTCCTGGAGGAACATGCCCGCCAGGCTCAGACTGGCGAGAATGTTGTTCTCCTTCGCGTTGGCGAGGGTGCCGTCGTCGCTCTGGCCGAGGATCGCCATGACGGGCTCGGCCTGGTTGTTCGTGGCGAACAGCCAGATCGCCGCGTAGCGACCGTTGCTCGCCACGTCGGTCTGGATCCAGTTCGGGGAGCTGAACTGGTTGTACTTGATCCGACTCGTGCCCTCGAGGAGCGGGAAGGTGTTGGCGGTCTTCTTCCGCCACACCGGCCCCGACCCGTCCAGGTACCAGACGGGGATCTTCGCCGGCAGACCGAGGTCCTGCTCGAACAGCCCGCCCCCGACCCCCGACGTGATCTGGACCATGAGGTCCTCGTCGTGGATCGTCCCGGCCCCGACCGCGATCTGGGCGTGCGAGGCGACGCTCCCGTCGCCGGCCACGTTGCCCGAGGCGGCGAGCCCGGTCTGCCAGAGCGCCCCGACCGTGAGGTGAAGCTCGCGGTGGGTGCTCCAGCCCATTGCGGTCCCGTGGGTCTCGAGAGCCAGGTTCAGCGCCTTCGAGTTCGTCGCGTCCCAGTAGAGGAACGCGACCGGCGCGTGCTGCTCGAGGTCCCAGACGGTCTGGCCGCCCTGGAGCACGCCCGACGTGTCGTAGTAGAAGAACCAGAAGCCCTCGGCGATCGAGCCGCTGACGTCCTTGGTCTCGGCCGTCTTGGTGAACTTCACGCCTCGCTGCCAGAGGTCGAAGTCCGCCCCGGTCGGGGTCACGGTCAGGACCTTCGACACGTCGGACCACGAGATCACGACGTCGGCCTGACCGTCGACGAACCCGGTGGGCTCCTTCGTCGCTGCGGCGGCGGCCCCCGAGTCGATCAGGTCCGCGTCGCTGATCTTCGCGTTGAGCTGCGCCAGGGTCGCCGTGGCGTGTTCGCCCCCACCGAGCCCGTGCGAGGTCGGGGTGCGGGCGTCGGAGAGCCTCCCGTCGTTGCCGGCCGTGGCCTGCTGTGCGCCGGCCCCGAGGGTCCGCATGGACGCCGTGCCCGCCGTGCCGTCCTTGTTGGCCGCGGCGACCTTGGCGTCGGTTACCGCGAGGGGCGCGATTGACGGCGCGGGGAACGTCCCC